ATAGCGTGCGGGCGTGCGCGCGTATACCCCCCTGGGTGCGCGTTGTCAACCCCTCTCACCCACCCAATCTCACGTAGCACGCAACCCCACAGAACGCAAGCGAAAGCGAGCAAGCACACATCTGTGTGTACGTATACCCATATGCATCTCACTGTGCTATACGCACACACGTGCTCATCTACCTACCCATACCCACACACTCACATACCCACGTGCACACAGGGGTTGCGTGGTGTGGGTGAGGTGTGTAGTGTCCTAGGGGTAGGTAGTGCAGGGGTGCCAGATACACCCTTCCCTAGACGGATGGAGGCGCATTATAATGCGTTATAATGCAATCAAACGTATCGCTTCGTTGGCGCTTGGGGGCATCCTGACGGCCTCTCTGTTCGCCTGTGCCGCTCAAACCCTTGAGGTGAAGTATGACACCCTCACCCTTGAGGCATACCGCGCTCAGGTGGCGTTTCAGGGCGAGGAGGATGAGGCAGGGTGGGACTGCCGTGTCAATGGCAACGCTACGTGTGGCAGCACACGGTATGTGGCGCTCATCACACCCACTGACGTGACATTGGTGCCTCACACCCCTTGACACATGTGCTTGAGGTGATTAGTGTTTTGAGGGGTAAGCAACACCGAGCGCAAGGGGAACGTCATGAAGGACACGCTTGAGGTCAAGGTCTCGTGCACCACGTGCGGCATGGTGTTTGAGGACGTGAAGGGCAGCATGGGACATGAGTGCATGCGTGTGAAGTCGCTCGTTGAGTACTTGGCGGACGCGTTGCTTGAGGCGGCAACACACGATCATGACACCTTCGTGAGCGTCTCTCGCTTGCTGATGCGTGAGCATGGGCTTGAGGTATACAACGCAGCGTTTGACCTGTTTGAGGCCACAGACTTTGCGTAGCCCATCAGGGTGATCTAGGTCATATCGCTTGACCTAGGTTGCTCTGTTAGGCTAGGCTTGAGGCACACAAGCGAAGGGCAAACGCATGAGCAAGCAATACATCACCCTTGACAACGTCCGCAACGCCACCGCACGCGTTGGACAGGATGACTACACAGACGTGGTGGTTGAGTTGTCTCACGCTTGGCGTGATGAGACGATAGAGGTCACGGCCGAAATGACCTTTGAGGCTGCTGTGGCGTTGTGGACACAGCTCGGTGACGCACTTCTTGCACGCAAGCGCTAGTTGAGTCGAGTGATCCGTGTCACACCTTTGAGGTATTGACATGGGTTGCTCAATCCGACTAGGGTTGTGTCAACACCACGAACGCTTGAGAGGAACATCATGATCACCGATGCCTTGCACGGCAAGCGCCCCGCCAATGAGCCCATCCCTGGCAGCACGCGTGACATCGCCCGTACGGCCCTTGAGGCTGCCCGTAAGGCCACCGCACAAGCCGTTGAGGACATCACCCCCAAGCGTGAGCGCAAAGCGCGTGTGTCGCCCTTGCGCACCGCTGTGTACCTCTTGACGTTGCTCGTTGAGGGGTTCAAGGGCAAGACCTCTAAGAGGGCGTGTAAGCGCTTGGTTTGGCACCTTGGGGGTGTTGGTGCCGTGACACTGTTCATCGTGTCTCCGTACACCCTAGGGGTCATTGTGGCAGTGCTGGTGTGCCTCATCCCGTTCATTCTCACGTGGCGCTTGGCCACTTGGAAGACACGCAGGAAAGTTCGTAAGAACGCTTGACATGCCCCATGGGGTAGCGTAGATTAGTAGTTGTAAGGCAGTGAGGGACACAATGAAAGGCTTTGAGATGAGCTACATGAAGACGTTCCTGGTAGAGATGATTGATCAGTATGTCGAGACACTGCTTTGGGTTGGACAGGATTACTCCCGCATGATCGGCGACAACCCCACCCCGATGGATGAGAACTTTGGCGCAGAGGACGTCAGCCCGGTGGCGCGCCAGGAAATTGAGGACGATTGTCATGGGTTCTTGACCATTGCTTTGGACATGGATGGTGCGGGTAGTTTGACGGCGGAAGACTTTGGCCACAACTTTGCACTGACACGTAATGGGCACGGGGCAGGGTTTTGGGATAAGGGATGGGGTGAGTTGGGAGCCGAACTCACCACATGGTCTAAGACATTTGGTGAGCAAGATTTGTATGTTGGGGATGATGGCAAGCTTTATGTTTGAGAGGTTTGAGTGATCTGTGTCACGTCTTAAGAGGCTTGACATAGGTTGCTTTGATCCCTTACGCTCTAGGGACACAACGCAATGAAAGAGGTTTGGCATGACGCTCAAAGAAATTCGTGACAACTTCACCCTTGGCTACGCCATCGCCGTCACAAGCACGCTCACTTCGGTGTCGCACAACCCGGAGAGGGTCGCGGAAGAAGTGCAAGAACTCAGTGCGGAATTGATTGAGGCTCTAGAGGTGTTTGAAAACCTTGAGTATCTCAACGATGACAACGTGGGGAGCGTTGAGGCTTTCATTGGTGTGTCAGGGTTTGAGGCCAATGACACGTGTGAGGTGAAGGAGTTGCTTGAGGCGTACGAAAGCGCCTTCATTGGGGGACAGACGCCCCTTGAGTATGCTGTGCAGTATGTGGAGGAGACAGGGGCCCTTGAGGGTGTTCCTGACGTGTTGGTGTGTTACTTTGACTATGAGGCATACGCCCGTGACCTTGTGATTGGTGGGGACATTGTTGAGGAAGGTGGATGGTTGTTCAGCACGAATTGGTGATGTAAGGGCGGTTTGTGACAATAGAACATATGAGCGATTGAGCCCCATGCCTCACGGTGTGGGGCTTTTTCGTGTCTTCCGTACGCCTTGAGGGCGTGAGGGGTGCAAAAGGGGCCCTGAGATGCTCTCTAAGCGCCTCACACAGGGCACGAGGGTTAGGATACCGGGGATGGGGTTGAGGCTCTCAGATTTGAGGTGAGAGGTGTAGGAATTTATTTGGGGAATGTCTTGACACCCTTGCGCCCACAGGATAGGTTATTGACATGAAGAACGCACAACTTCCCAAGCACTTAAGGGAGGGGGTTTGCAAGTGGTGGTTGCTTTGCGAGAACGAAGCCACTACACTTGAGAAACACACCACCTTAGGGGACGTAGCGATTTGTGAACGTTGTAAGGCAAAAAACGAAAGGTTGAGGGCATGAGTGCACGTACGTCACACCGCAGGATGAACGCAACGAAGAACACGCAGTACATCCCCATCGGTGAGATCTTTTTGGGACTCAACGAGTGGTATGTGAGGGATGATGAGGGTGATGTGCACGTGGTGTCGAAATTTGGGGCGGGCGCTCCCACACATGTCACGGTGAAGGGCTTGACGCGAAACGTGGTGAGTGCTAGGCTTGCTTACAGTGAGTGATTGAATGATTTCACTGCGTATGAACTGCCGGAAGAAGCGTTCATACGTGGTGTGACCATTCAAAAGCTTTGAGTGGCAATACGAAAGGTTTGACATCATGTCGCACAACTTTGTTGAGGGTGACGTTGTTGCTATTGGCAATGGTAAGGTTGAGTACACCGTGAGCGCACTCAATGCTGATGGTACGCTTGAACTCAAGGGTGAAAAGAGCAAGCGCAAGGGCGTGGATGCGCAGAAGGTGCGCATGATCACCGCGTGGAACGACCTGACGCCCCCGAATGTTGAGAGCGTTGAGGGTGTTACGTACCCCATTGCGGCGTGGGAAGTCGAACTGTTGGCGACGCATGGCAAGCGCTTCTCTCTCGTGCTGAATGACACGATCGTAGGGTACAAGAGTTTTGAGGCTGCTGCCTTTGCCCTTTCGCGTGCCAAGGGTACGTACACTCACGCAAGCATCGATGATCACAACAAGGGCAAGCGTGTCTCCGTGCGCGTAGCTGCCTGATACAGAAAGGTATGAGGGTGTTACACATTACACGCAATGTGTAACACCCTCATTGTGAGAAAGGATTGAGGAGATGGGATCACGCAAGCGCACACACAGCGCCCCGATGCACCCTGCAATCAAGAGGTATGAGCATGGGCACATCGTGAGCATTGTCAGCGATGAGCACGACTACCTTGATTGGCCGTGTAACACGGGCGGGACGCGTAGGGCTTATATTGGGGAGGAGTGGGTGTATAAAGTCCCACGCAGCGATGGGTGGTGTAATCCACGGTGGGGGTTGGAGCAGAATGAGCTTGAAGCTAGTATTTATCAGGATATGGTGGATGGGGTGGAGGTGCGCGTCCCTGTAGCCGAGTGCTACCTTTTGCCTGATGGGGTTTTGAAGATGCGTCGTGTGCATACGGTGAATAATATTGTTGGCGTCGCCGATACGCCCCGAGAGGAGTATTTGGAGATGCACCTTCCTACGTGGGTGAATTACGTCGATAGTGATCAGGTGGGGTATTTGGAAGGGGAGTTGGTGGCGTATGATGTCTGACCTGACGCGTGTAGGACTCATCATGATCGTGTTTTCAGTAGTGTGGTTTTTCGTGATGCTGGTGTGCGCTGCAATTTCGGGAGTTCCGTTGCCATGATTATGGCGATGCTTGGCGCTCTCATCATCGTTGTACATGTCGTAAGTTCATTGCTACAATGCATGAGAGGTTTGAGACTGTGACGTGGAAAATGAGAGGTTTGACCGTAGCGTGGTTTACGCTATGCGCCCTCATGGGCGTGATGGTGGTGGAACCGTGCATTGCCATCCTCACGCGTCCCTAACGCTTCTGAATCGTGAAAGGTGACGGGTGACGGTTCCGGGGGGTGTTTTAGAAAGTATTCTTTGGGAATTTTCATAGAATTCTCTATATACACAAAAAATCGACCTACACTACCGTCACCCATCACTAAATGGGTCTTACGCTGGGAAAGTGTAGGTTACGGTGTAACTACACCACCACCCTGCTACATCACTAATTCCTTAGAGAGGTTTGATATGTATAACGAAAGTGTAACAGAACTTGCACGTGACGCAGCATTCGCCGAGTCATACTACCGTTCAGAGCGTAACTTTCAGCGCCTTGTGCGTGCTATGCTCACACTCAACATCGTCATGTTCTTCTTCTGCGTGACGTGTGCCGTGGTCTTCCCTGCATCGTGGGTTGTGCTGTTTCAGTGTTTCTGTGCGTTCGTACAGTTGTGGTGTGGGGTTAGGAATGCGGATACGTTGAGTACGCAAAAGCACACGGTGCGTAACGCTAAGGAAACGATGCTGAGCGCGCAGGATGCTTTGATTGCTGCGCAGATGCAGAGGGAGGCACTGTAATGCACTATCTAGTGCGCGACGCACAGCAAGACGTTAAGGTGGCTACACGAAATCTTGAGGGGTTTCGTGCTGAGACATGGTTCATTGCCTTTGTATGGGTGGTGTGGTTTTTGGTAGAGGCCACTTGTGTTATTACAGGGATTTTATTTGATCCTCAATTCTTTGTGTTGCATGTCATCACACTTCCTGGTATACTAGGGCTAGGGTTTTGGAATGCTAGTATGATCGATGATAAAATCAAGGTTAAGCACGCCTTGGAAGACGCTAATGATAAGTTGATGGAAGCCTACGAAGAGTATGGAGTGTGATGTATGATTGAGAAAATCCCGCGTAAGGTGAAGAAGAGCGATAAGAAGATTGACAAGGCACAGGAGAAGGGTACTGTGGTGAAGAAGCGTGGGGGTAAGAAATGAGTGTGGCGTATGGTAAACGACGTATTGTAGTGTATGACAAGTACATTACGACGGATTATTTGGACGCTGAGGTTCTTATCAAGGGGTTGGTGCTTTTGATGCGTGAAGGTGATGATGTTACTGTCATTGAACTTTCACGTGCAGATGCAATTGCATTCGCTGATACTCTGAAAGACTTGGCGAAGTTTGTCGAGTGATGTGTGTAAAAGGGCATGAAAAAGCCCCATGTTACAGGTGGAAGGGGACCTGTAACATGGGGCTTTTGTGCGTCGCGCGTACATGACGCGAGTACAACTCAACGAATGTAGGGCGCACTATGAGAGGCTTGACAGCGTTGAGAGGATTAACGCCTGTCGTGTGTTCTCGTGCACATGCTACATGTCGGAATACTTGTCAGACAAAGAGGTTTGGAGGACAGGGCGCAATTTCTTGAGCGCAGATGCCCACGTCTTCCTAACGTTCTCCACACTCACCTGCATCTCTTCAGCACACTGCTTATTCGTCATCCTCAACCACATACGATTCCTCACCACAGTCTGCTCTTTTTCACTCAGCGATGCAATGGCGATACGAATGTTATCCTCATCTTGTGACGACAAGACGCTCAAATTCTCATCGTCTAGAGGGTTCAGGTCTTGCATGTACTCAGGGGAGTAGAGGGATGGACCATGTGCCACAGCAAATAGGAGTTCACGTCCTACGCGCGACGTTCCCGTTTGCATGTGATACGCAGCCTTAGGATCGCCACCAGCGGCCTGTAGTGCGAGTGTGGCTGTGCGGTGCGCCTGAAACTTAACCCCGCTTAGAGGCAAGCGTGAGGCGAAGCTTTGGGCAATCTCTTCCTTGGCAATATTTGTGGCGCGTCCCCACAACGTACGAGCGTTGTCGAAAGGCTTCACGGTGTTCTCAATCAACAACCTTTCAATGGTCCCACTGATGATGTCCTCAATCCTACTATCATCAGTCCTCCATGCCCTTGCGCGCCTCGCCAAATAGGTGTATAGTTCAGGGTGCTTAGTGGAGATGAGAGCCTTACCGAAGGCAATGCGCTCCTCCATCGTCATTTCTTCAGTCATCCGTACATCATACCATAATACCTGAGAAATAGCAAACCCCTCACCGTATCACATGGTGAGGGGTTTTGCAATGCCACGCAGTATTATTCTTGTGGACCGTCATACTCCAACACTGCTGGGTGTACAGACGTCAATTCATCTTCACTGGTCCACGTTACGAGGATTTCGCCCTCACAGTCACGATAGAACTCTGCGGGTTCTGCGTCCCAACACTGAAAATGCTCAGGGTGTACGGGGCGTGTACAGCTCCACCCTTCACCATGCACCTTCCCACACCTCTCACTCTTGTCCCCCATCGCTTCATAGGGGTCCAAATCCCCCGCTTCGAGGGTCGAGTATGGGTCGTGGGATTCTAGGCCGTTAGGGACGCTCTCAGGGATGTTTACGCGCACCTCCAACGCATCGCCTTCAATCTCCAACGCGAAGAACAACGCATTCTTAGCCTCCTGCACGCCAGGCAACCAACGCTTGGGTGTGCTAGGCGCACACAGAACATCCTCAACAACACTAATGCTGAGCTTCATCCCATTGATTTTGTTGCGCATGTGATTGTCTAGAACGTTGTATGCCAAGATGCGAAACTTCATTTGCCTTTCGGGAGAGAGTGCATCCCATTCCTCATCCAAGACCTCTGCATAAGCCTCAGCGGTTTTCTCCACAATCCACGATGGGTCGCTCAACTTGATCACTCTCCTTTGTATCTTCATCGTCGTCGTTCTCATGGTCCATGTGACATGCGAAAATGCATTCTTTACAATCGCTATCGCATGTCACATTCTTCATGATACGACTCCTTAGTGTGGTAGTGTCCATGCGCGGATGATAACACCAGGTTCATGATCATCTGCGTAATGCTTGCTTACCATCAATTCTACCACACGTGAGTCATCTGTGTAAAGCTTTGCATCTGTAAGGGAGTCGAGGGCAGCACGCGCCAATTTATCACTATCACCAGCCGTGACCTTGTATCGTCGCTTAACGCTCGCGCCGCGTGTATGATAGAACGTCAACTCAACGCGCACCGCATCATCATACCCATCGCCCCAATTGCGCGGCATGAACGCCTGACACGCGTCAGTCATAGCCTTACGCCATGGACGTAGGCGCTTACTGTTCGCCCAATACATCCTGCCCCCAGCGCCCTGCGCCAAAGAGCCTTGTGGTACAGGCTCACCAGCCACGTACACGTCTAGAATCAAATCGTAACCTTCCATGTCAGGACGCTACATATCCCAGGTCAAGACACAAAGAACCCCACACCTCAGCGCCCGCTTTGGTGTGGGGTTCTCCTCCCGTTTCATGTTACGATGCGGGAGACATCGCCGGGAAGTTTAATCAGCCATCCAACCATCCGAGGATGAAATCTTCAGCTTCACGTTCGGTGTAAGCAGAGTATACAGGGTTGGGGAGGTCAAAGTCAAATAGGTCCACAACTTCGTACTTCCTCATCTTGCCCTTGACAAATTCATCGACAGTGTAAACTTCACGAATCGTAGGAACCTGCATGTCACACTCTCCTTACTCTACGTTACATGTTACTTCTTACGCTTCTTGCGCCCATTCGCTGTGCGCCTACCATCCTTCTTACCTCCCCTTTTCGGGGCTGTAGAAGTGCGCTTCTTTCCTGTTCGCCCTTTTTTGCCACTCAAGTGTATCACCTCCTTATTCAGAAGGCAAACTACATAACATCCATCGGTGCCCGACCACGTCGCACGTTATCCTGACGCTCTGCCTCAATCTCTTCCTGAAAGTCCTCTAGCGTGTCGATAAAGCGATTCTTTGCAAGAGGCTTAACCTTACTTTCGGGAAGCGCCATGACTTGACTCCATACTGCACCATTGTACGGTGGGCGGCAATTACAAAAACCATCTGCTTCCCTCTGAGGTTCATTGTAATTCAGCATCTCATCAAACGCTTCTTTACCCATCCACTCGTACTCATCCGAATTCACGAGCATGTTACGATATGCCATACACGAAGGAATATCGCTTTTAAAGCTTAAAAGAGCTCCCATCGGGCCGTTTGGCATTGTCATGTGTCACTCCTTACGTAAAGGGCACCGTAGGGAAATCTTGGAAGACGTTCGGTGCGTGTTCACGTAGCTTAGCAAGAATCTCAGCTGCAAGCAAGCGAATCTCAGCGTCTGCGTGCTGTGACCAACGCTTCTTCAACACATCACGATACGCTCGTAAGTTACCCGTCAGTACAAACTTCGTCTCCAAGTTACCCGGGAGTAGGTAACGTGCTGCTTCACGTGCTTCCTTGCGCGTCTTGCCCTGATTAAGTAGATGCTCCACAATACTATTGTACGTGTCCACAGTCTCAGGCGGGAGCTCTTCAAGCGTCTTGTCTCCAACACGTAGCGCCGGGGGAATCACCACCTGCATTTTAGTGGCGTCAACGAAACGTGTCGAGATAACAGAGAACGATAGGTGTCGGTGCCTCTCAAGTTCAAGGAGCATGTTGCGCGAGAACCCTGTCACGTAGAACGACACACTAGCGTGCTCCAAGACGCTCTCATGCCCCTGATCAAGGATATTTGCCAAGTAATCTTTGTTCGAGCGCGTGGCTTCGTTAGGCTTGTTGAACGACTGATAACAAGCACGCCCCGCAAACTCCACCAGCGTCTCCGCAGAAGAAGTGTCATATTCTGAGCGCATATACCACGCAATAGCAAGTTCATCGATCTGTGTATACCCTACAATCTCAATACTCATACTTCCCCCTCGCCTTCAATTCCCACTCCCTAACCTGAGTTTCCCCTACGCCCTCATCAAGTGCGGGCGCATAATGCGCGACAAGGAACACCTTACCATCACGTTCGTTGACGTCAAACCCAAACCACCCCTCGACATGCTCACCATCATGATAATCGCTCCCCGCTTGCTGCCCTACCTCAGCAATCTGTGCCAAAAACCACGCCTTACTCTCCACTACTCACCCCACGATACAACGCATCAAGGAAGAACGCAATGCTACTCCCAATCCACACACCAATCATCGTCACGGTCGGGGCACCGAAGATCGTGAACACCCCCGCCACCACCAACCCAAAGAATGCACTTGACACCGCAAGGATGAGGAGCCCTACAACAGCGGCGAACACAGCGATGCCAAACGAAACGTCATGCCCGTTGACTTTGTACGTGCGCTTCACCTTAGCGTCCTCACCATCGATCTGTGCCATCAACGATTCCCCTTTCGAGTAGCCTTCGCAACTTTGCCCTTAGCGCGTCGTCGCATCTTCTCCTTATGTGACACCGTACCCACATAAATCTTCCCATTACGCACAACGTTCAACGACATGAGAAACTTGAACATGAGCATCTTCTGCTCATCCGTCAACTCGCGCTTCTTACTCACTTACTTACCCTCTTTCTTGTTCTTTTTCTCCAAGAATTTCTTAGTGGCTGTGCGGTGATTCGTGCTTCGTGTCTTCCAAGTGCCCTTTTTCTCCCTTTTCTTCACACACTCAGGGCATGTCGTGTCCCCCAAGAATGGTCGTGGGAGATCATGTCCCTCAATGCAAGTAATCCTAGCCATCATCGTCCTCCTTAGAGTACCACGTACCGTCTTTCAATGTCAACTCAATGCGTGTTGGATGAAGGCAACCATGTCCTCTTCCGCGCGCCCACCTATGCGCATCAAAGAGCTTTGCATTTGAAAATGTGTGGTGGCACACTGAACAATGAGCCCTAGCAGTTTCGCCAGGCCATTCATTGTCACATGATCCACAAGTTGCCTTCATCACGCCTCAATTCCTACTTACAATTACACGGGTAATTCTCTGTCTTCTTACTTGGACATCCGATCATAATACACTTCAACACAATTTCCTGAAACTGACCGCACGTCTTGCACTTCTTCTTCCTTCTGTGTGACGCCCACACGTGCTCATGCGGTCCCGTACCAACATTAATCCTAGTACCCATCTCTAGCACCCTTCCCCAAGCATTTGTGATTGCGCTTAATGACGGTGTTGCACGTTTTGTCGTTACATTTGTATTGCGCCTGAATATGCAACTTGCAATGTCGACATTTCCCACCAATGTACTTCACGAACTTATAGTTATGAGTGTGCTTCATTATTGTCACTCCTCACGTTCGTTGTCGCGTATTTGTTGCTCCCTGCGTGCCTGTCGCGATCGAAGGCGTCGTGTCCTACGATCCCTATGCGTCCCGCTTGCGTTCGACCGTCTCAAGTCGAGAGTGCGCTTTATTCGCTTTTTCGAGTTCACGCATCTCCTTAACCTTGTGACGTTGCATCTTCGAATAATACCACCAGCGTGCCACAGTGTCAAGCATCGTGAACAGGAGCTTCAGCATCCTTACACCTCTCCCTCCACGAATATTTACACTGGTTGCATTTCAAACGTAAATGTTCATCGTAGAAAGTAACAACTTTGGTGGGGTGGTCATCTATATAGGTCCAGTGTTCATTTCCTGATGAAGACGTGCAGTATAAGATTTCGATGTCTTCACATTCACATTTCACACAAGGATTTCCCGACCAAGGAGGGATGTCTATTTCTTTACTCATGAAGCGCATTGCTGGTTCTGGTGCTGAAGGCAGTACAGAATGTGATTTGTTTTTAAATTTCACTTACCCTCCTTCTTTTCCTTCTTCTGCACCTTTTTTAGAGCCTTCTTAACACTCTTCTTAATATCCTTCTCGTCAAACGTCATACTCCACCTCACGCTTCCAATAAAACACACCCAACACATCCCCACGGAACGTCTCACACGGCGACATAATATCATACATCTCTTCAAACGTATAATGCGCCAAGTGCGCCTCATGCGGGTTGCCTTGATACGCGCCCTGTGGCATGTGAACAATAGGAATTGATACGATCACAATTTCCGCGCGTTCCTTAGCGCGCTCAAGCACCTCTACACCCTCATCACGCGGCAAGTGTTCGATGACATCACCAAAAATGACAACATCGCGCATAAATTGCCAAGGCGTTAGGTTGCGTACGTCATCAACGATAACACTGTCATATTTGCTCTCTAAGTCAAATTTCTTGACGTACGGCTCCCACACCTCAACACACTCCCAATACGCCCCATAATCCAACTCAGGACGCATCAAGATGCTATATATGCCTTCCCCCGGCCCTACGTCGAGAATGTCAATGGGGTTGTCTCGTATAAGACGGTCGCAAATGAAAGATTTTCCTTCGTGATGGCTAACTGGCATCAGGGCGCTCCACCAATCTAAACACAAATCCATGTGTGTCCTCTTGCTGCTGCACATCAGGGATCAATTCGGCGCTCTTGTAGAGCATCACGTCCTCAATGCTAACAAACATGGGGCCCGTCTTACTCAGCACAATCCCAAGTAACATCGCCATCATGCGCGCCTCAGGGTTCTCTGAGATCATGTAATCATTTTTTGGGTCGAAGTCGCTCATTCTTCGTTTTCCTCCATCCTCCACAATCACACCTATCATTGTTCCTCCATACTTTACACGATGTTGCGTGCACGTTACGTGGTTCGGGGACGCTGCGCTTCACCATAGCGGACCTTTACATTTGCAATAGACACGTGGGTCATCGTGAATTTCCTTGAGAAATGCCGCATACGCCTCCCACCATTTCAATTGCGCTTTTGTGTCTTTACTCGCGCCCTGTTGCACCCTCCCACCAACACGTTGAATGTTGCCGCGCGTGTGCTGCACGTTCTTCACGAAAATCCCCTTTCAAACCCTCAGCGAAATTTTTAGAGGAATGCCCCAAAAGTGTTTTTCACCTTTGGGGCACCCCTCTCAATTATCTTTACTCCGTGCGCCACTTGATGTTAGCACGCAAATCAACGCCTGTCGCTTCCTTAATCTTATCAATCTTCTCCAGAGCGCTCTCGCCGTCAGGGTACTCGATCTCCAGCACCATTCCGCCCTCAACATTCGTCACGCGCACGCGCAAATCACCCTGAAGAACTGTAGCACTTGCAATGTGCGGCACGAACACCCTAAAATCCTTGCGTTCCGCCAAGACAGCAGCAAGTGCCGTTTCCCAAATGTTACCTGTCAACACATCATTCACGCTATCAAAAAGCTCATCCTCATTCGCCATTATACACGCCCTTCCTTCAAAGTCTTAGGTCCATCCTCCACTACAAAAGCCTTGTACCGCGCACCTGACAACTTGAACTGTACCACAACACCCTCGGGTCGCGCAAACCCTCGCGCGGAGTGTGCGAAGCTCCCATTCTCACGCAAGAGGTTCAGGCAGTCCTCAATGCAATTACCCTCACCGAACGGACCTTCGTACAGCTCAGGGGCGATCTCAAGCCCAGGAATGCTCATGATCTGTTCGAAATTGTCGCTGAGTCGAGAGACGCGATGCGTCGGGAACAAGGCGAAGTGCTTCTCCCCGGTCAGCAACCCATACCCTGACTGAATGCCACTACCATAGTATTCCCCATAGTGGTAGCCCACACCAAGCACACTCACCAACGCATCAGCATTGTCAAGCACGTACTGTGCAAAGCCAAAGTTATCCTTGCCCTTACCGGGCGTGATGAACTTGTTACGTGACTGAGCACGCACTACGTATGCTTCGTCCTTAAAATACAAGAACTTCACCGCGTCGGGAGCTTGAATGCCCCAAAAATACGTAACCTCTGCCGTGGTAAGCTTCTCAATTACAACACAGCTGTTACTTCCGTCAATCTTTTCCGACACCCACACATGTTCATTAACCCAGCGCGGGATCTTACCATAGTTACGAAACTCAAACGTCATATCGTTGCTCCTCTCTTTACCAACGATTCCAGGCGCGACGTACCTTCTTACCCCACGCTTGTTCCTGAGCAATCTCATCTACGGTTTCGATGATAGCGCCCAACAGTTCAGTGTCATATCCTGCCGATTTACGTGACTCCTCGAAATAAATTTCACGTAGTGAATCGAGTGTGACAAATGCTGTGCCGTTGATCTGTGTCGCTTTTACCTCTGACATTGCGCCTCCTCAAACTAAGTATGGGGTGTTCGTTGCTCTGTCCCTTCACAGTACAACGAACACCCCACGATGTCAACCCTTACTTTGCGTGTCTGTCAGGCGCACTTTCCTGCCAAACTGTGACGCACGCTGCCACTCACCTAGCGCGTCAACGTAATTTTCGCTAGTGTATACAATCTGCCACTCCCACTCAAGAAGGTGGTTTTTGAAGAGCTGCTCCACCATGTAACGATCTTCACGCATCACATTCCCCTTAGCTCGTGCTCAGTTCGAAGTTCGGGATGATGGTTTCAGGGCGGAAGATGATGCGTGGACGGAACATGTCCACCTTCTTACCGCCCATCTGCGTCGACACATAGGTCACGTTGTCACTAAGCCCAAGCGTCGTGCGCTCAACACTACCATCATTGCTCACCTTGCACAGAACGTCAAGCTTTGCTCCATCATTCGTGAGGGAACAAAAGCCTTCAACACTGAAGAGTACTTTGTCGGTGATGCCATTGATGCCAACGATACGACGTGGCACCTCAAAGTTATCCGCTGCCTTGCTGAGGTTTTCATTGGCCATGTCTGCGGCGCTCGTACACCCCGTGAGTGTGACCCCAATCACAATTGCAGCTGCAACTCCTGCGAAAATCTTTTTCATATTGCCTCCTTTAGTATTTCGGGCACATAACGTCAGGTTGCGCAGTAATTGATACTGCCGTACCTGAGTTGCTGCTTGTCCCCTTTGCTACGTACGTCTGGAACACCCTAAATCCATGCGAACAAAACACATTAACAGCAGGAAATTCGAAAGGTTGATCAAGCTTCTCACCATGTCCATCATCAAGCGGACAACATACAGGTTCAGGTAAAGGTGAATGTGTCTCACCTGTGACATTAGTTGCAGGACCACATGCTGTCAACCCTAAAGTTGCAGTGATCAGAAGTCCCCATAAGCTACCTGTGCGCATGTCAACCCCACTTCCCTCCACATCTTCACTACCTTATCCCTGTCATCGATAGTGTACAGCACATTATAGTGTGGCGCAACCTCGCGCATGAACAAATCATACTTCACATCATCGTCGGGACGCCCTCGATCTTCGACGCTACGTCGCATGTGCAAGTCCCACTTACATGCCATGAAAACGTCATCGTAATCATTAAGCCAAGGCATCTTCTCAGTCAACCAACTGGCGGTAGCATCAAAGCACGCGTCCGTGCGTCCTGACATGAACAATACTACAACATCCGAATTCATAGCGCTCTTCACCATCTCAGCAACAGGCTCAATCAATTCATCCTGCGACACCAAGTGCTCATCAAAAGGACCACGATCCTTCATACGTGCCACAGTACCATCAATGTCAACGATGATAGCGTCAGGTTTTGTGACGTCAGGCACGTACACTTCACGCTTCGTGCCGTTACGCTTACTCTCTGACAATGTAACGGGAAGGGGGTGGGCGCGCCCCTTGATGTAACGCTCATACAAACCACGAATGACATCACGCTCAACTGTCTTACCCTTCAATCGACGTGCAAGCCCTTCGTTACGCGCCAAGCACACATCAAGATCAACATCAGTGAGATCTACGATTGCCCACGTGCTGTTAAGTGCCTTCGCCTGTGCAATCAACCTTGTCACATACTGATTGCGTAGGTTCATGTCAGGGACGTACACGTTCTCCCCGTAACGCAACCCCGCATCAATCAACAGGCTTTGCGTCTCCGTCACCACCTTCTCATCGATGCGCTCAGGGTTCCAGTAGGTTTGGTAGAGCATGTGGCGCACCATGTCCCTATCAACGATGCGCCCACCATGCTGCTCCGCCATACGTTCCGCCATGTAATTCTTCCCGGAAGCAGGAAGTCCCCTAAAGATTACTAAGTTACCCACTACGCCTGTACCTCCTATGCAACGCGTCGCGCTCAACCCTCTCGCTAAGCGCGTCAACCCAATCACCTGACAATACCACAACCACATCGTCATCCTCTGAAAGGATAGAGAACGATACGTCATAGTAATAATGCCCTAGACGCTTCTCGCGTGCACGTTTCAGGTCCTGAACCAACGTGAACAACGACTCCGCACTTACGGTGATATACATCGGTTCAGTTTGTGAGCGCTTAGCCACATCAACCTCCTACTACGTCGTAGAACTCGTATGTCAGGTGAAAGATGTCAGGTTTGCAGGGATAAAATTCGTCCTTCACGCCCTTGATGATGAAGTCACCAGGGGACGCATTGATGCTACCCTCCAACGTATCAATTTCGATGAACTCAAATTCCTGCTGCCCATTCTCATCGTAATCAATGTAACGTGCCGTACCTCCATTAGCCAACACCCAATTGATGATACGTGACGCTTCAGCAGGACCACGCAACCACTGCCGCGCCTCAATTACTACAGGCCGCTTCCTCCACATAGGCATATCACTTCTCCCTATACTCAGTCTTCACCACAGTAACAGGGAACACCTCTACTGCCGCCAGAAACTCATCGCGCTCTTCGTCCCAACGAACTCGGACGTATCGAACATCGAAAGTTTCATTGTTCAACGCTACGCTGTACGTAACAAATGTGCCAAACACAAACTCTTCCTTGGCTACGATGCGCACAAACTCATCAATGGCACCAAGCATACCATCATTCGCAAGGAACTGATCGATTACATTCTGCACCAATTCGTCAGTCGTCATTGCACTCTCCTTAAGAACGTCGAATTTTCTTAGCGTACTTCACGTCGCTGGGCTTCTTCCCAATCAACGCTTGCTCACGTTTGTGGGCTGCGTCCTGTGCCTCAGGCGTACCATACCACACCGTACGGTCTTTCCCGGTGTTGTAAAACGTATGAACCCCGAAGCGTGATTTAATCAACTTCGCCATGAACATCTCCCTCTTCATCATCATTCGACGTTGGCTTGATGCTCTTCCACACTATCCCAACGTAGTCCTTCTTGTCAAGGTTAGCGAAGATAGATGCTCGAACCCAATTAGGCTCATCCTTAATGCTGATGGCCTTCTCCTTACGCGTTGTCATCTTCGCAATGCGCTGCGTAACTTCGTTGATGTACATAGCGTGCGTCATGTACTTCCCAAACAAATCATTGGACACGTCGCGCACCCACTCAGCGTGTTCCTCAGGGATGTCACGCGCCAGTTCGTCTGCCCGTAAAGGCGAAGGGCCACCTAAGTATTCCCACACATACTTCTCCGATAGGTGCGACACGATACGGTGCATCCTCACGTACTCATCATACTTCACCTTGACCCTGCGCTCATCATCTGTGACGACCACGAAGCCTTCAGCGTTAGCACGATCGGGCAGGTTGAACAGGCCGCTGAACTTCCCCTCATAAAGTCGTTCTGCTTTACGTCCTTCCCAAGCTCCCTCATCGAGAGCGAACTGTCCGGACTCAATACTTCGTGACCCAATATAAACCAAACCTTCGTAGCCTCCATACCCTACAACAATACGATTGTCAGGGTAAATGATCTCAAACATGTCCGTCATGTAAGGACGCCACTCATATCCATTCCCGTGCGCCTCCTGCCATGTCTTCCCAATGTTGTCCCACAACCATTGCGTCGCCCAAAGCGCCTGGTCACTCGTGAAACTACCCCGCGTAGCGACACGTAACACCTCATCAGGTGCCATGTAAACGATACCCAACGAGCCATCCATCTTATCGAATGCTGTGATCTCTTCATCACCTGCGATTGTAGGTGCCTGTGCTTCGTTGTAGTTGTAGAACTTACGGAACGGGAGGGCTACAACGTCAAGTGTCATGGGGTTGTAAATCAGGCCACGACATTGTTCCGTAACGTCATTCCAATGATAGTTCTGTTGTGCCTTTGCGGTGTAGTTGAGAATCACGAGAACGTCAGGGAACGTAGGGTGTCGTTGTGCCTTGACAAACCCTGCCTGACGCATCTCATAAAACAAATCCATGTCAAACAGTTCGTGCAACTTCACCCTACGTCCTCCTTAATCGTCCTCTTTGATGTATTCCTCAAGCATACCATACAGCACCTGTGTTGCATAATTAGGACTGCTCTGTGGTGCGCTCAACAACATGCTGTATATAACTTCCTTAACCTCAGCCTCGCGCTCGCGCAAGATGCTCAAGTTCAATCACCACCCTATTGTAAAACGTAACAAACGGTGCCCATGCATTCCACGCCAACATCGTGATCGTACCATACATGAACAAATTGAAAGCATCAATCACTGACACCCCAACTCACCTCCGTCTCCTCAATAACATGTGGCGGATAGGAATCAAAACGATTCTTCAGTTGCTTCACCGCGCGCTCGGCACTAATTTTCTCGTCATAATACCCATTGGATTCTCGACTACGAATGACGTTGCCGCGTGCGTCCTTGATCCTGTATAGTTTCATCGTAACACATCCCTACCATAAAGGGAAGGGGACGCGCATCACATGACACACGTCCCCTTCAAATTCATTACTTAGTTTCAGCGTACTTCTGATCCAACACTGAGGTGAACTCACCGATAGTGTTCATGTAGTTACTGTACGCAGCAACCACATATTCATAGAGGCGTGACAACTCTTGATCCTCGATGTCCTCAGGGTCAACATAACCCTCCGCTGTCACAAACTCCGCGCCCTCAGCGAAGTCATCGTACGTTTCTTCAATGCTACGCTTCTCCATCAAACTTCCCTCCACTCAACGTACCCCTTTTGAATGCGCGAACCCTTTTTGAAATGCTGTAGCGCACGCTTCGCTGCCACCTCAGTGCCGTAGAACGGCTGCACGCGATTATAGTAGCGATTGATAAATGAAACATCTCCGTTCGCATCGACAATACGCCACACCTCTCCCATCTCAACAGGAACATCGCTCATATCAGTACTCGATGTTCCCGCTGAACTCAGCACGGAACGGGGCGCCCTCAAGCTGTACAACCTTGCCGTGCTCAAGCACCTGTGTGTTATTGAACTGTGTCGCGGTGCCCTTAGCGTCCTGCTCCGTAAAGTACAGGCCCTTCCCACGGCCGATGTTCTTAACGGTGTTGCCCTGCGCGTCAACGATGCGCCAAATCTGTCGCTGCATGTTAAACTCCTTCACTCTCATCATTGTTGATCACTCCGTACGTCCTAATAATATCATGTCGCATGTTCTTCATCAAGGCCCTTGCTTCCAACAAACCCTGAACGATGACAAACTGTGATTTATCCGTGATCTGTTCGTTATCAATCATCTGATTCAAAGTCTCGACCAACGATGATAACGCCGCGACCGCCTTCACAGGGTGCTCAACAGCACGCACCAAGCGTTCGTTCTCAACATCACGCCACTCGCCCAACGTACAACCCTCCCTCTTCCAACAACACCAACCCACTCCCGCTACCATACTCAGCGCCATAAAACACGCCACCAATGTCAGCGTTCAAAATGAGTTTAGCACACCCGTAGCATGGAGCGTGTGTGACATACATCACCTTATCAATGTCACCGTACTCTGGGGTTTTGTCGTGTAGCAAAGCGTTCGCCTCAGCGTGCACACTAATCTCACATGGGGCGTCCACTGTATGCACACAATGATCCATACCCTTAGGCGCACCATTATACCCTGTGCTGACAACCTGACGTGCACGCACAACAACAGCGCCGACATGCAGACGTGAACATGTGCTACGTGTCGCTGCCTGCTCCGCTAACAGCATGAAGTACTGATCCCACGATGCGCGTGTCACCATGTGTCATGAACCCCATTCGCTGCATCCAGAACACGCTTAGTCTTCTGAACCTCCGCCAAATACAAGCGCTGAAACTCTGCCCCTGACTGCATGGCATCCTCTAGCGCTAAATCCAACCCCTGAATCTTCTTCTTCAACGACTGTTCAGTCTCAAGGTTGTAAATTTGGTCCTTGATATACCCTGCCGTGCTCTTGTTCATGACGATGGTGCGTTCAAGGGCTTGGTACGCAATGGCTTGCGTTTCGTTCAGTTCCTTCAGGCGTGTCACTTCGTGCCTAAGGATGTCGACGTCCTGTGTAGCCTGCAACAAGCGCTCAACCTGAATCTCAGCGCTCCTCCACTTCTCCTCAACCTTCATCTTCGCTGCATCCTTAAGACGCCCATACTCACGGTGCTTGTACACCTGCGCCTGTAGGTCATCGATCTTATCAAGCAGGCCCCTGAATTGAACTTCGGTAGGGTGTTCAGCAAGAATCTCGATTTGCTTCTGCAACCCCTCGATAGTTTTCTTCTGTCGCTCGATTGCTTTGTCGTTATGATACGCCTCCTCCACCAAAATTGCAGTTTGCTGGTGGATGTACGTTTGTGCTTGCTTGGCGCGTTCAAAATCCATACGTCAGTCCTCTTCCTTCATGCGCGTGTCGTACAACGTAACAATCTTACGCAACGTTTCAGCATCTTTGCGCGTCAACCCTACGGCAAGGGCACGCCACGTGTTCATGATCGTGTCCTTGAATTCTACACGGAAACGTACGGCCTTCGGTGGCATGTGTCAGTGCTCCTTCACGCTGATAATGTGTTCACGTGGGCACGCAAAGTAAACCTTACCTGTCTTACTACCAACCACACTGAACCATAAATCTCCTAGCAAAATTTCAACCAACGAACGATCATTAATATTCAGTTCGAACACAGATCGTTCGTTGTCAAGTCTATCGTACCACACTGTGAGCTTTGTGCTGGTCATAAACCCTCATTTCTCAATCAAAATCTCAGGCGTCGAATGTCATGTTAGGTATCCTAACCCTCCGGCGCTATTTACGCAAGCCGTAGGGGCGAATAGGGGGGTCGGACGGGGCATCTCCGCGTGTGAAGATGCCCCGCGCAACTCAATAGTACTCGATGATGGTCTTCGTGCGTGCTTGCGCCTCGACCATAGCGCCCCACTGTGTCTCCCCATAGGATCGGTAGGTGCCCTTCAAACTGAAGAACTTCGCCACCTCCCACTCCGTACTGACCTTGAACACGACGAACATCTCATCACCATCACTGTCATTGCCCTCACGCTTGTCAACCACCTCAAACGTGACCCCCTGAATGTCAATGCTGCGCGTCCTCTCCATCCACCATGCCCACGCATCCACCTCATCTGTGATGTACGCCCCATTCTGCTGTGCATAATCCAACAACACACCACGTGCCACGTTAGCAGTCAACTCAACCTGCATCACTTAATCACCGCATAATCTGTAACGACCTTAGCATACGCTCGAACCTCTTCCACAGGACCGTCCCAATAAAATCCATCATGTGAAAAATACGAACCATACTTTCGAAAATAGCGCTCGGTGGTATCGGGATGCGTTACCTGCAAAACTAGTTCGACATTTTCCGTGCCTCCCTCACCTCCACCCTCATTCCTCACGATCGTAACAACACCAAACGGGAAGGTATCAAGGTCCGAGTAATCGACCTCACCCCACCAATACCCATCGGAGTCTCCCTCTTCGTACTCAACACCTACCACTGTGCGCCCAAGCGCGTCAATAAACTCCTCGATCGTGTAATCCGTGCGCGTCATACCTCAACCTTCCTCTCAATATTAATCAACTTGTGTGCTTTGCTTTTGTGAACGTCAACATACTTTACGTCTGGCTTGCGGAACGTCTCGAAGTTGTCAGCCATGAACGTAGCGCTCCAGCCCTTCGTGAGACGTGTGATCGTGCGCCGTAGCGCCCATGAGTAGGCAGCGTTGGGGGAACACATGTAATTTTTAGGGATCACGATGCGCTCCAACGCTGTAGCATACACCTCTTCCCTGTACAACTGCACCTTACGCTCAAATGGTAGTGCCTTGACCTTGTTCATGTCAATAGCAACTTCGTTGTTGTCCTTCAACACCGTTGTGTACACAGGGTCGTCGTCGTATGACACAGAGTAGTGAATGCTGTCATGATCATACGTGCGCTTCACAGCATCGTCGAAGAACATCGCCTTGTCTTGATTGAGATCAATGGTCTTCTTGCCGTGGTCGCGCTCCCAAATGTTATACAGTGTACGATGCATGTCCGGCATAAGCACAGCACCCTCACGCTTCAACAGCATAGCATCGGCCATGTGCTTATTCCAACTACCGTTCTTCAATTCCCAATATGCGTGCGACAACTTGATTGTATACAATTCATCAAGCGTTGCGTGGCGTGCCTCATCCTCATGCCAAATGTTATACATTGCGTCATCCCAATATTGATCTACCTTGCTGTCAGGTTCAATGATGGGATCGGACATGAAGATATCTAGGTCCTTAGGTTCACGCCACTCCGCTCCCAAGTGATAGCGTGCCGCTGTGCTACCAATCACAATGAACGTCATGGCAAATCCTCCTTCAACTTTTCGATCATGAACATAGCCACCCCGTCAGCCATGTACCACAACATCTCTCGCATGTCCTGTCCATCACCATACAACACCAAGCACTCCGATGTCAACACTTCCACGCGCTTCTCAAACTCTTCCTGTGTCACCGCACATCATCCTCTGCATCAATGACACGCCAATACTGTTCAACACTGCGGCGACGCCTACGATACGCATACTCATCGGGGAACCTATGCCACCGTGCGCCACAAAAAGGGCACATCCAATAACTAACCCCGTCGTAGACCTCTGGAACCTCAACCCCAACGATGAGCGAGTAGTACTGCGGAGCGTCACCAGAATTCCACTCTCCGTAATACCCATCAAGGAGGTGTTGCTGAGGGATATCGGGACCGACAAAAGACATGTCGCAGGCAGGGCACGTACCGCACTCTTCTTCAGTCATCGAACATCATCCTCTGTAACCTCTGTGAAACTTAGAGTGTAGGGGGAAGAGGAGAAGGCGTCAAGATCAACTTGCTGCAATTTGCTATCAAACCACGCGTGCTTCTCACTGTCCCACCGTTCTATATTACCATCACTGTCAAGACGGTAGTAGTCTTGACCCAAGCCATCGATGAGTTCGTAGTACTCAAACATACCCTAACCTCTCCTTCTTCACATAGGATCTAGTGCGCTTGTGCTCCTCCACTGCACTTTGCGCCCTCTTCATCACCACCGTACTACTCAACAGGTGCTGTGTCAACAGGAAAATCAAATCGTCGTCAGAGAGGGGCTGATCCCACATCCACTGGGGCATCACTGTGAGTGAGACAGGAACACGCTGCGTAATAATGAACTGTGCCACATCGTGCTCCTCACTCATGATCATGCCGCCTCAACCCAATCTATGATCTCATTACCCGTGCCCTTAGCATAGACCTTCCCGTTGCGCCTCTTGATGTACCCCTCAGCCCACGTCTTACCGTACACCTCACCCGTAGCTGAGATAGGGATGTCAATGAACGTGCCACTCATCACCCTGCCGACTTCATGTGCCACTTCAACGGCATCCTCGCGCTTCGCTTGCCACAACACCTCATCATGCACGGGCAACAAAAGGTGATCGTCCAACCCGGCGGCGCTCAAATCAATCAACGCTTGTGCCAAAATGTCACGTGCGATGCTCTGTACACTGTAGTTCACCGCTGCATACTCCCTGCCCGTATCAAGTGGGAGGTAACGCCCATGGTGATTGATGATGAACCCACCACGCTGCCTTTGCTCACGCTGTAGGGATTTAGCGAACGCTGGGAGTTCGAAGTATGCCTCTTCATACGCCTTAATGGCCGCCTTAACCTGGTCAATGGGTGCTCCCGTCTGCCTGCTCAGCGTAGCTGCCCCACCACCAAACACCTTCCCAAACCCAATGCCCTTGCCCATGCTGCGTTGCGCGTTCGTGAACTCCTCGCCGTACACAAGTTGAGCAGTGTAATCGTGAAGGTCAATCCCATTTGCAATAGCATATTTCATCTGTGAAATGCCCGCAAGCCCTGCCAACACCCTAAACTCAACCTGGTCGTAGTCGGCGCTTCCAATTACCATGCCCTCATCTGCAATGACTTGCCTGCGAATGATCCATGCGTCATCCCCACGTGAGGGGAGTTGTTGGAGAGGTGGGTTGGAGATGGACATGCGTGCTGTACGTGCCTGTAGTGAGTTGATGTCAGGGTGGACGTGGTCACGGAAGTCGCGCGCATTGAGCATCGCTTCTGCATAGGCGGCCCTCCATTTACGGGCGCGCTTAGCATCAATGATAGCCTCAAGCAAAATCTTCACATCAACAGGAGTGTTAACATCCTCAATCAACTTCTCCATCACTGCCTTGTCAGTCTTGGGTGCCCCTGACTTCGTAGTCTCCTGTGGTCGCCACCCGCGTGACAACAAATTCGTAGCGACTTGCTTCGGGGAGTTCATGTTCTCCACCCCCAACGCCTGAACCTTCAACGTGCCCTCATCAAAGCGCACCTGCAAACGCTGCATCAACAGCTTTGTAAACTCAACATCAACCCTAAACCCACGGATCTTCATGCGTGTCGTAACACGCTGCACCTCATGCTCAAACCTAGCCAAGCGCCCATAGCCCTCCCTATTCACCACACCACGCGCGTGATCATGATACCGTGCGCCCAAAATCGTATCAAACCCCGCGTAAAACAACCACACGCGATTGTCTGTGGAGATCTTAGCCCACCCTGTAGCGATGGTGCACCCGATCTTCTTAAATTCTTCCTTCAACGCTGTCTGCCCATCAGCAGCATTAGGGTCGATGTGACGTGTGGAAAGTTCCTTCAAGGCGTGCCCGACGCCCCCATCCATCTTTGAACGTGGGTCGATCAAGTGGGAGAGGATACGTGTGTCGTGATACTTCTCCTCCCACTCACTGAATTCGAAGAGCCCTGTTACGTGGCACGCTACGGCATCGAAGGGCATGTTGTGTGCTGAGAATCCCAGATCACGTAGGAGGCGTAAGATGCGCACGGCACGATGATCCCTGACGCTCCTCATCACCAACACGTATGCTCGCGTAGCATTGCCTACCTGAACACTACGGATACGGAACGTCGGGTCGAATTGGTCGAGCCCTGTGGTTTCAGTGTCGAAGCATAGTTCGTATGCCTGACGCTCCTTCATCCACTCAATGCATTCATCTAAATCCTCATCGTTCTCGATCACACGTACCTCTACGCGCTGCTCGGTAACCTTTCCTGCAAGTGTAATCATGCTACTCATCTCTTCGTTGTGTGCGCATCTTTAGGCGCAATGTCACATGTCAAGAGTATAGCATGTTTAGTGCTTAAGGGCAATCCCGTAAAGGCGAGCACCATCATTAAACCTTCGCCTAAAAATCCCTGCCTGTTCGAGCGCCAGAAGAAAATTCTTGCGTGTCAACTGACCACCACGTTGAATGTAATGATCAAACGCCGTTGAAGACATGATGTATGACGCATCGTTTAATGTGAAGTAGTGAGTTACCTCAAGGGGTAGTGCTACACGTAGGTTAATCTTTCGGCCGGTATGTCCTTCAATCAAGCGAACAGCTTCAACCAGCCTCTTGTGGTATAGCTCTGTGTCTGTGGTCAGTTGAACAACATCCTCAGCAAACGCTACCACTTCGTTGAAAGACACGTCCCTAAACCACTCCCTGCCGTACGCAGGAGAAGGTAGACGCTCCAATAGGGCTCGCTCTGTTTCAGTAGATGCCTCATGAGCATCACTGATCCATGTACGAACCACAGGAACACCTAGCGACGATCCTGTGGTTCGATGATCACTAATCCTGGATGCCTTGTCTTCTGTCCTTCCAATCTTGACTGTTCCATTTTCAAATTCAATTACGTACAGGTACTCAAGTTCACTCATAGTTAACTCCTAATCTAAAAGGTGACGGGTGACGGGAAACGACCTGTTTTGAAAAGTATTCTTTAGGAAAAAACCCTGGCGCTCCTATATACACAAAAAATCGACCTACACTACCGTCACCCATCACTAAATGGGTCTTACGCTGGGAAAGTGTAGGTTACGGTGTAACTACACCACCACTATACTACATCACTAATCAAGGCACAAGAAAGGGGAGCATCACATAGAGTGACACTCCCCTACTCTCAGTTAGTTAGAACATTTCCTTTACAAGGGCTTCGCCCGTACCTGTGGAGGCGTCCGGACTGACTCCACCCTCCGCCTGATGCCCACTAACAGCACGCAACGCAAAGTTTCCTGCCAACCCAAGGTACACAGCGCCCTTATTCGTACGCTTCGTGTTAAACCCTCGCTCCTCCAACGCCGCCTTGAACGCCTTCTGTGACAACATGTCACGTTCTGCATAAGACTGTGTCAACGCCCACTTCTTATACAAACCGTACGCCCAAGCACTCGGAACCTTCTTATTTTCCTCAGCAATCAACCATCCACCATGCTCAGCAGCATCAATAAACCCACCCAACGCATCAGCAGACTCACGATACTCCTGCGTAGCGTTGCGCACCCTATCAGGCTCCTGCAACCCTGACGCATACCATTCAACACTACCACGTACAGCCCACGTCAAAATTCCTTGTGCCTCAGTCTTCAACGTCTCACTCAATGTGTGATCACGTTCATCAGGAGCGAAGAATCGTGTCCACGGGATGAGCTTTACGCGTCGCCAAATCCCTTCATCAGCACCACGAATGTCAGGCTTAGCGTTCGTAGCCATTTGCAATAGGAAATTAGGGTAGAACTCAATGTCGTTCTGATGTAGGGCACGCGCAGTGATCACATCTCCCGACGCCATCCTCTTAATCTGTGCCTCATCAATGCTTGCCCTAGCGTCAGCCTCATTCACTGTTACCAAGCGTGCACCGCGTAGGCGTACAAGGTCGGGACGTGCTCCACCAGCACCATTAGTCTTACGCTCGAATGACGACCAATCTGTCACAGTGCTGATGCTGTTGAAGAGGGAGCGTAGAGTGTCCAGGAAGATGGACTTACCGTTACTTCCCTTACCGTAGTGAATTGCCATGGCGTGCTCAGACACTTCACCTGTAATCCCATACCCCACCAAGCGCTGCAAGAACGATGGCATGTCTGGCATCTCAGGCATTACTTCATCAATGAACTTGCTCCAACGCGGAGCTTCAGCCATGATGTCGTACTCAATATCGACCAAGCGTGTCATGTGCAACGCTGGGTTGTGTGGCTGTAGCATCCCAGTGCGCAAGTTCACCACACCATTCCTCACGCACAACAACTCATTGTGTGCATCCAAATCATCAACGTTCAAGCGTACGGTGTGACGATTCTTAAGGAGTTGCATAGCGCTCATGATGCCCTTGTAACTCAACGAATACTGAGCGTGAGCATAAAGTGCCTTCGCCCCCGTCTCTTCGTTCTTCACCTTCTCATTGTAATCTTCCCAGAAGAAGGCGTGCGCCACACTAATCATCTCAACAACTGACGCACTCGACTCTTGTTCTGGACGCCACACCTTCCCATCCCAAATCAACCAACCCAATCCTTCAACGTAACGCAACCTATCACTGTAATACTCTACAAGACGATCAGCGTTGCCAGCGTCGTTGAATTGGGCAGGGTTTAGTAGGGCGTTTGGGGTGTATGTGTCGAGTGTTAGCACAGGTGGTCCTTCGATGTTCTTTGATACGGTATGTGGAGTCACCAATGCTTGAGGGTGAGGGCGTGGGGTTACCTCTGCAAACAACCATGCGCGCTCGACCTTCCCCGCCAAACCCTTAAGGGTGTACGGCAACTTGGCGACGAAATCCCTAACAACCCCATCCTGTGACAACACAGAGTCGGGAACGCAATGCACCAATTGGAAGGAACGTACAAGGAGGCGATAGGCGGTGTCGTCACGTTCCCCATCCTGAGCCTCCGATGCCTCACGCACGTTCAGCTTGTGCCAACGCACTACATCGTCCCACTGGTCTTCGGGGTATTGGTAGTGTGATTCAGGGACGATACGGTCGATAGGGAGTAGGTGACTTAGTAGTCGAGGAGGAAGTTCGGCGATGGCTCGATCAACGCTGACAACGTAATCTGAATCGTCGATTCGGGATGTTGGCGCGACGATATATCCTCCATCAGCGCGCACATCGATTCCAGGGGCAAGCTTTCCAACACTGTTCCCGATGTGATCGACACCGTCAGGGTACCTGAATAGGAGGTGAGTACCACCTGATCGTGTGCGATGTTCCCGCGTCTCGATAGCCTCTTGTGCAATCGCTTCAACACTTTCCTTACTCCCCCCATGATTAGGATCGATATCGATTACGATGATGTCAGACTTAGCGCCCGTAACAATGCCAACGTTGTATTCTGTTGAGCAAAGCTCCGCCATGTAGTCCTTGGAATCAAGCTGTGACCAGGACAAATGCCCCGTGGTATTTTCAACGGGACGCTTTGAGTTCTTTGCCAAAGGGAACAGGACGTAACCCTGCTCAAGCATCTTTGTGATTGTAAGTGTACGATCAGTCACTGTAAGTTATGCCTCCTTGTATCCCATGGGATACGTTGCGACGTCGTCAAGACGTGAGGACGTATGTTTACTCTACATCTGCCTGGGCATCATAACACAGCGTGATCAACATGTCAATTCTTACGCTCAAGGCCACGCATACATACCTTACAAACACTCTCCCCAAGACGGAAACGTTTAACATCCTTGCGCTTCAAACACAGCAAACAAACCTTCGTATTTGACATCATGATCCTTTCGTGATATGATACAACAACAAGAAGGAGGACATATGAAATTGTATTTGAAAGAACTCATTGCGGTGACAACACCAACAGAGAATATTGTTACGTTAGATGCTTTACGTACAGCGTACGGGAACCCCAAGCGTGATGATGGGGGGTCGTATTATGATGTTGGAGAAGAAGTCATGCAGTATTTGCCACGAAACGTTACCGCTAACGCAGTTCGAGAAGGAAAAGCGTAGTAAGGATGGGAGAGGGGCACGATGTTTGCCCTGCGCTCGCATACATTTTAGGTCTTGGCACCGCACACCACGCGGGAAAGTAAGTTATGGCATTCGCAATCGAAAACGTCGCGCTGCCAAACTCAACCTACCCCATGTAGCGTACGCTGCACAAGATATTTACACACGTGACTGTGGAATTTGTGTGCTGTGCGGTGGTGAGGTAGATCCTCAAGACTTTCACATCGATCACATCCTTCCTCTCCAAGCTGACTCTACGATCTTAGCAGAGTTCGGCATCGAAAGCAACCCAGGTGATGTACCGCACAACGTGAGCGTGGCGCACCCCTCATGCAACAGTAGCAAGGGGAACCGTGTGACACAAGAGCACGTGGCATGTTACACACTGTGGTCATATATGTACAAGGAGTAGCATGACATTGCAGAGGGAGTACGACGATAACTACGATCGTTGGTACATCGACAAGGACAAGGGAGAGCGCTACGCAGGGGTTACATCGATCCTGAATGTAGTGAATAAGGAAGGCATCAACAAGGCTAAGTTGAAGTTGCAGGCCACATACCTTGCCGACAATCGTAAGGACATGGCGGAGTTGACGAAAGCGCAGTACATGGCGCGCGTCAAGAACGATAGTGTCTATTTGGATGATTGGAGGGTAGCGCGTGAAGTTGGGACACAGGCACATGCGGTGCTTGAAGGCATTCTCAACAATGATGTTGATGCTAATGTAGGTGAAGAAGTTGAGGGGTGGGAAGGTCAGCACCCTAAGTTGTGGATGACGCGTGCTTGGGAAGAACTGAACGAACAGTTTGACGTTAAGCCGTTGCATAACGAGACGATGGTTTTCTCGGATAAGTATGGCTACGCGGGAACTTACGATAATGCGTGGTTGATCGATGGTGAGTTGTGCATGGTCGATGCGAAGACAAACAAGAATGGGCCGCGCGCTTCCGTAGGGCTACAGAACATGGCATACGCTATGGCTGAGAAGATGTACCTGCCCAACGGCGATGTTGCTGCTAACGAGACGTTCGAACGCAGCAGGGTGTTTTGGGTGCGGCCAGAAGGATGGCAACTGTTCGAACTCAGGTTTGATAATGATCTGTGGGTTGATTTTAGAGCGATGCTTCGAACGTATCAGCATGTGAAGCTACGTGAGAAGAGGGTTATTGAAGAGGGATTGGTCGAGGATGGGTTGACGTTTAGGAGGTGGTTTTGATACAGGGGAATTGACAAATGTAGCATTATATGGTACGATGTGTGAGTAAGTCAAGCGAAAGTGAAGGATGTAACATGGGTAATTGGGACGATTTCGAGACGCCTGAGAACGATGGACCGAACTACTGGAACCCTACCGAGCCTGAGAGTGTCGAAGGTGTCATTGTCGACATTGGCAGTCACAAGGATGAGGACGAGAAGGTTCACCCACAGTTGACACTTGACGTTGATGGTGCTACTGTCGTTGTCACAGGTTTCCGTAAGTTGCTGCGTGACGCTCTTCTGTTGTTGGTGAAGGAAGAGGGTGCCAAGGAAGGCGATCGTGTCAAGATCGATTTCAAGGGCAAGGCAGCAGGCAAGAGGTACTTCCTGTACGAGGCTAAGTTGGTCGGTGCTAAGGCGTCACGTGACGCTAAGGACAACGAAGAGTTCTAGAACTTGGGGGTTGACACCCTGAGGAACAACATGTAGAGTCTTAGTAGTGAGGACATCGGGGGCTGACCTTAACAAGTCGGTCGTTGGTGGACGTATCTCGGGGTACCTCACTGCTAAACTACCGCTGGCCGCGACGGTACCGTCAATATCGCGGCACATGGGCCTCTATCCCAACGGCAGAGGAAACAGGCTTAGACCCTGTACAGTGGGAGTTCGAATCTCCCGGGGCTCACTACACCGAAGCGCTGTCACCACAAATGTGCACAGCTAAAGGTGTTATGCACGAGTGGCTGGAATTGGCAGACGCGCCGCACTCAAAATGCGGTCCACGGAAGTGGGTGTGGGTTCGAGTCCCACCTTGTGTACGCTCAGTTGACAGACGCCTGAACGGTGTGCTAGATTGAAAGTGTCCTAGGAAACGCTTCAATGGGTGTCACGCCAAAACAAAACTGTCGTAACTTCAAATAGCTCAGTTGGTAGAGCGCTGGTGTGAAGTACCAGATGCGGCGGTTCGATCCCGTCTTTGAAGACGTTTTACAACTCAGTAGTGGGCGATGGCTGCCCAGCGGTCTGTAACACCGTAGCCTTTGGGCGACTAGGTTCAATTCCTAGTGCTGAGACGTTGCATCCTCTGGTCCTATATGGTGGTGAGGCTCTGCACATGTGGTATTGATGTTAATGGCTAGCATGTCAGTCTTCCAAACTGAATGTGAGGGTTCGAGTCCCTCATACCGCACGTTATCGCTGTACATTGCGCCCTTCGTGGGCATATGCTGTGGGAGCGATACATACCCTTGTAGCTCAGCGGAAGAGTTAGCGCCTCCTAAGCGTTTGGTCGCAGGTTCGAATCCTGCCTAGGGTACGTAACAATTTAATAACAAGAGGAGGAATGTTGTCAGATAAGAAGTGTGACACGAATTTCTGTGGTAACATTGCTACTACACAGCTTGTTATTACAGGTAAGAAGACGCTATGGTTGTGTGGAGTACACGCCAAGGCGAAGCTGAAGAAGATCAAGAAGTAAATCACATGCCGCTGTAGCTCAGTCTGGATAGAGCGCTAGCCTACGAAGCTAGGCGTCGGAGGTTCGAATCCTCTCAGTGGTACCATGTGCACCGCCGGGGCTGCATGACGCAATATTATACACGAAAGTTACGCGCAAGTAACACTCGGCACTGTGGCCACGTTCAGCATGATGTGGTAAGCATACATACGATTGCCGTGCGGAGTCGTGGACCGCGTTAATCTCCTGTGTTCTAATGGTAAGATAGCAGGCTCTGAACCTGCCTGATTTTGGTTCGAATCCAGACGGGAGAGCAATGCACTATGTGAGTCGAGAGGCACACGACGGGCCCGAGGAGGGTACCGATTCGTAGGTTCGAATCCTACCACTATGTGCAGTATGGAGTCTTCCGCCTATGGAGGCAAGCGGTCTTGAAAACCGTAGGGCGCGTCAAGCGTGGGGTTCGATTCCTCAGGGTTCCGCATGAAAAACATTGAAGATTATCTATTGGTCATTGTAGAAGACGCCAACGAATTAGATTGGGAGACAGCCCGTGAGCGAGCTAGCGTTCTCAGTCAAGATTGATGATTGTGAAGTCCAAACATTCCGCTCAGGCGGCAAGGGTGGACAGAATCAGAACAAACGTGATACGGGCGTTCGTGTAATTCACCACGAGAGCGGGGCGCGTGGTGAAGCTAGAGACGAGCGTTCGCAGTTGCAAAACAAGAAGCTTGCGTTCAGGCGTATGGTTGACAGTCCTGAGTTTCAACTGTACATTAAGAAGCGTGTTGGACGAGACGATTTGCTAAGTGCAGAAGTTGAACGTTCAATCAACGATCCACGTAACATTCGCACGGAAGTGAAAGACGCGAATGGTAAGTGGGTTGTTAAATAATAGTATGGGGATATGGCTGAGCGGCCGATAGCATCACTTTGCTAAAGTGAATCGTGTAACAGCGACGGAGGTTCGAATCCTCCTGTCCCCGCCGTGAGTTGCTGTCAGAGCGGTTATGTGGTAGACTGCAAATCTACTTAGCCCGGTTCAACTCCGGGGCAACTTTCTCAAGGAAGGGGTTGACAAGATGGCAGAGACGTGGAAGGATCGCTTCCATGAGTTCCTAGCGGAGTTCTTGCGTGAGGAACATGAGATTGAAGATGTGGTGCGTGTCACATCTTACTACGAAGAGTCATACAACACGGGCGGATGTGAAACTTGCTCGTATGACGTGCATGAAGTTCACATCTACTATGTAGATTCGGAAGATGTTAGGCACGAAGTTCAAATTTCCGCACGCATGGAAGAGTTGTTCGGATACTAAACTCGGCGCTTCATACGTGAGGCGCTTAACTTCGTAGTTAGAACTCTTAATGTAGTATGCTTTCATGAGCAATTCAAACGAGTACATGAAAGCATACATGAGTAAGCGGTACCACAGGCTACGCGCAGAATACGTAGACATGCTTGGCGGGAAGTGTGTAGACTGTGGTACCGTATCTCAGCTAGAATTTGACCATGTTGATCGAACAACTAAATCTTTCGACGTAGGAAAATGCATTACTCATAAGCGCAGTAAGGTAGTTGCGGAACTTGAGAAGTGTGTGCTACGATGCAAGTCATGCCACGCTAAGAAATCAGGAACCGAACAGAGCGTGGATCACGGCGAGGGTATCAGTGGTAAGAAGAACTGCTACTGTGATAGGTGCGCTGTACTAAAGAGAGAGTATCAAAAGCGTTACAGGTGACATTGGGCCTATAGTATAATTGGTAAAACCTCCGGCTCTTACCCGGAAGATCACAGTTCGATGCTGTGTGGGCCCACGTTAAAAACATAGTTGCCCGTAAAATCCTTAGCATGAACGGGACGCCCATGGATTTGGGTGGCGACGACTGCCATAAAGTCGGTATGCCTCTGTTGCTCATGTTGGCTGAGCGCCATCCTTGTAAGATGGAGTACGCGGGTTCGATTCCTGTCAGTGGCTCGCTTCCCCTCGTATGGTCTAACCGACTGTGCGAGGGGTTGTTTCATTTGGGGGTTGACAACCTCACGATGATGGGCTAGTGTTGCCGCATGGCTGGAAAACCTACACGGATCTTCAGGATCGCATACAAGAAGCACAATGATAGAGATTGGAGAGTTAAGCGCTTGCCTTCTGGTACGTCATTGGCAAAGGCTAAGTCTACACGTGCTAAGATGGCTGCTGACCCTTCAATTAGGGAAGCTGAACTTCGAGAGGAGCGCCTGTAATGTTTGGTAAGACTGAAACACAGTACGGTGTGCGCACAGGTAGTAACGTTGTGTGGTTTGACACGAAGAGTAAATGCGATACTGCGCATAGGAACATGAAGAAGGCGGCATCGCGCAAGGGGACTGTCGAACCTAAGATCGTTAAGCGCCAAGTTAAAATTGAGACGAAGAGTCGTGTTGTTGCGAAGGTTAAGGGGAAGGTGACGCGTAACGATCCTTGCAAGCGTGGGAAGTGTAAGGGTAATAAACTGTGCATCGGGCACTCTAAGTCACAGGTAGGCGGTTCCGACTACGAATTGTACGATGCGGCGGGGCGCAACAAGAACACCAAACGTTGGGATGAATGATGGCGAGTAAGTGGTTTACAGAAGCAGTTGACAAGAAGGTGAGTGGAGTGCTACCATCAATGAAGAAGGAGCCGACACCTGTTTATGACAAGGTGATCAAGGAGCTCAAGAAAAAGAACGAGAAGAAAAAGGAGGCAGAAAAGTGAGTGACTCTTCTAACAACAGTGGTGGCGTCGGTATCCTCAGTCTTACTACACTAGCGTTCGTGATCCTGAAGCTGACGAATGTCATTGCGTGGTCGTGGTGGTGGGTGTTTTCTCCGCTGTGGATTGGGTTTGCGTTGTTCCTTGTACTTCTCATGATCATTGCCGTTGTCGCTGCGTTTAAGGACTAACATGATCATTGGGCTTACAGGCTACGCACAGGCAGGGAAGGATGAGTTCGCCAAATCCCTTGCCTTGCGCTCCCGCACACGAACCATGGCATTCTCCGACCCCTTGCATAAGATGGCAATGGTGCTGAATCCTATTCTGTCAGATGACCAACGTGATTGGTACAGTTACGTTGACGTGGTGAATAGGGAAGGGTACACTGAAGCGAAGAATCACAAGGGCGTTCGCGAATATCTTCAAGTACTGGGCACGGAAGCTTGTCGTAACATCCTAGGGCAGGACGTGTGGTTGCGTGTTGCTGAGCGCACCATCATCGCCAACGAAGAGGACGGGGTGCACACAGCCATCACAGGTGTGCGATACGCCAATGAGGCAACGTTGGTTAAGGCGTATGGTGGTGTTATGGTGAGGATTGTGCGCGATGGTTTTGGCCCTGTTAATGCACACACTTCTGATGTTTCAGTGGGAGATATCGCAGTTGATCGTGTTGTGTTCAACAACGGTACACGGCAAGATCTCAGCAATGCGGCGCAGAAGTTGATCAACGAATTGGGGTTGTGAGTTGTACGATGAAGAATTTGACGCAGAGCAAGCGATTCAAAACCTGTTGGAGTTAGAAAGTAACATCATTGATGAGGACATGTGGGTTAAATAGCGAAGGGAAGTGATCGAGATGCGAGGATGCCTAGCCTTGATTATCGTTCTAGGGAGCGTGGGTTATGTATTCGTCGCTCTCGGCGCAACGATGATGGCATTGCTAATTGGTGGGATTGTATTTGTGTTGTTGATGGGGCTGGCAGGAGCATGTGAGGCCATTGCTAACGCCATCAACACCGACGATGAAGATGATGAAGCAGAGGAGGATGTGTGAGTCATCAGTATGACAAGGACATCGAACGTCTCCGCGCGCGTGTCTATCTCGTGGTAGGATCACTACGTGGTGCTCCTGATGTCGACGAAGACTTCGTGGAACTTGCCAGGCGAGAGTTCAAGACAGCGTTTGCGTTTCTAGAGATGGGTGTCAAGGACGCATAGGAAAAGCCCCACACATCACGATGATGTGTGGGGCTTTTCCATATCAATTTTTAGGCGTCCGTGTCAGGGTTGCCATCTGTAGTCTTACCACTACGGAAGTTCGGAGTGATTTCCCCTGAAGGCGTAGCGGCGCTGATGATACTAGTGATGTATGAAGCGAGCGCTCCACCAGCAATAGCAATACCGGCCACATTCCAATTCAACGTGAGAAGTCCACCCCCATCTGCTCCGAGGAACACAAGGGCAAACTGTGCGGCCGTCTTGATGGCGCGCTCCGTCGCTTCCTTCCAGAACTTAGCAGTCCACATAATTATCCAATCACCTCAATGATGAAGTCTTCGTAGCACGAGTATTCGACGTCAGCCCACACAGCCTCAGCCAATGGAACGTTACGTGAGTACGCAATCTTAGGATTGTAACCAACGATATTCTTAGGGTTACCCCCAACACCAGACTTGTCGCTGCCCCACGCATAGACATTACCCAACCACACAGGGTTAGCACCACCCTCTACAGGCGGGCGCACAATGATCTTAGCGTTCGGCCCACCTGGAAGGCGCACACGAATGCTTATAGTGTCCGCGCTTGCCTTAACTGTAATGCGCTCCATAAGTTCCAAACCATCCTTTGTCGTTGCAGGTGGGGTTCCTGTGTCTCCACCTGAAATGTATCCGGTTACGCGAGCGCGCAAACCATTCATGTCTCCGGGAAGATTGGCAGGGTCAACCTTGCGCCCAGCAGGGGAACAAATTTCCTTGTGACCCTTTACACGATCCACCGATACGCCGTAGTGCTTGCACAACAAGGCGCACAGCTTCGCGTACGCATTAACCTGAACCTCAGGCCACGCCTGTCCTGTACCTGTGTTCTCAGCCTCAATACCCAACGAATTGTAATTGCCGTAAATGTTGTCGTTGATTGTCGCGCCCGCATGCCACGCAGTGCCATTAGACACAACAAATACAGTACCGTCACGTCCCAAGCCCAAATTACATAGTGGACCGGGCAGGTCAGATCGACCATACGTTACGACATTCAATGATGGAAAATTACCTGTCGCTGCTCCAGCAGTGTGATGACAGATGATAGATGACACGGTCTTCAGAGAACCATGATTACGACTCTGCCATCCACCAACTTCAACAACATTCATTCCTCCTGCACGCAACATGCTTGCAAGATCATTTACATACATTGGTCCTCCGGTACTGGTGCGTCATAAAATGACCCATCGGTAAGTGTGATACGAAATCGGCATGGGTCAGGAACAAACTTTGTTGATTCAATGCGAGGCGCGGGCTCCCCATCACTACCACGATCTCCCACATCGCCCTTATCGCCTTGCGCCCCTGTGTCTCCCTTTTCTCCCTTTTCTCCCTTTTCGCCCTTCTCCCCCGCAACGCCAGGATCTCCCTTAACGCCTGTGGCACCCGTTGTTCCGGTATCACCCTTCTCGCCCTTAGCTCCAGGCGCTCCTGAGGGTCCTACAGGTCCAGTAATCGACATGCCATCCTGCCCAGCGTATCCCATGTCTCCACGATCGCCCTTATCTCCCTTTTCTCCCTTGATCACAGGGTTACCCTGGGAGGCGTCCTTAGCCTGATCACAGTTCAATCCTTGTGCCATCGCCAAGACACGATTCTGCTGACAAGCCTGTGTTACTTGATCGCCGAGAGACTTCGACGTGCTATCGCTTGCATACTGATTGTAAAGAGCGAACGCTGAACAAACAAGTGCTACGCATAGCAACACTACATAGATGGCCCTCTTTGTACGGTGGAGTGGTTCTGTTGTTGTCATTACTTATCAGTCCCCGACTGAAGTCGAATTTGATGTGCTTCCTCTTGTGCTTCCATGCGTGCCCGACGCTCGGCATTAAGCTCAACACGAAGCTCACCGATTTCACGCCTCAGTTCAGTGATGTCAAAGCGAAGACCCTTCAATTGCTCTTCATGCGACGCGCTGATGCGCTCCAACTCCGCTTGATGTGCGGTGTCGAGACGCTCCAACTCTGCCTTGTACCTGGAATCGCTGCTCAACCATTGCCTACCGACATAGGCAAGGATCAACAGCACCAAACCAATGGGTCCTAGCGTTGGAAGTGCCGCGAGGATGTCTGTGAAATTCACAGCAATTCCTCCGTTAGGGGTTACACTCCGATGTCGTCGATATACATGCGCCTCTGATCGTTAGCATCAGCACGTGCATCAACAGTTCCAGTTCCGCTCGAACGCTTCAACGAAAATCCCACAGTAACCTGACCCGCTGGCATACCAGTGATTTCGGCGATGATAGTGCGTGGACCTTCCCAGTTTCCTGGCGTGCCACCACTGACGTTACGGAAATAGAACTGTGTTCCCGCCGCTGTGACAGTAGCACCTGTTGCCCAGCGCCCCACCAAGTTGAAGTAATCGGAGTTGCTGTACACCAACTGACCATCCCACAGAACACGATAACGCCTACCTGCGGACGCAGTAAATGTAATCTGGGAGATGAACGTCTCAGTTGCACCAATACCATTCACACCTGTTGGTGTTACCTGGCGGGCCTTAGCACCCAGCATACTAGACGTTCCTGCCTCAAGAGCCTGAACGCGCGTATCAAGGTCAACAATGTTTGCAACAACCTTGTTGTACTCTGCTGCCACGGCAATGTTACCAGCGACAGCATTCGCCATAGCTACAATAGCCATATTATCCTCAGTTCCAAATCAAACTCTGGTCCCAACGCCCGTACTGAGATGAATCCCAAATACCAAGCGCAGCAGGACGTAGCATCTCGACACTCAAAGTATCTGTCAATCCGCCATCTGACGTTAGCGTTCGATTGATACCGAACACCTGAACACGCATCTCTTCACCAAACCCATCAGGATCAATCAATGCCATGGTGTCGGCAAGCTGAATGCGCGGGTCACCGGCCATCGTGATGTCCTGTGTTGTTGGGATGGGCTTAGATGTGCGTGGAATGAGGACGTTTAGCAGTCCTTCATCGTTATAGCTCTGCTGATACCAGTCGCCCGTCGCCTCATAGTTACGAGGGCCGTACTTACGAACGCTATCATTATCAGCCGTACGGAAGGTGGTCGTGTCACCCTTAAGGATCTTCGTACCATCAATACGTAGCGCACCCTTGTTCTCAGCCCTAGCAGTGGCACCATCGCCATTCGCTACCGCGAGGCGCGCAGTCTCGCCCCAAGGGTTCGTAATGCGAACAACCATCTGCCCGTCATTATTGAAGAAACAGTAGATGTCCAAGACTACATTGTTGTAGTTAGGCTCATGCCATCCCTGACCAACAGGGGTATAATCCAACTGCATCACGTAACCATGGTGCGACCACTGATCGTTCCATGCAGGAAATGTTGGAGGGGCAGCGGGGCCTGTGGTGCAAGCTGTGTACCTCTGGAAACGATATGGTTCCACGTACTGCATGCTGTCATCGTAAATGATGAAGTCACGAACGGTGTATGCAGGAATGATAAACTGATCGTAAGCACTCGCCTCGAACACCTTAGTCTGAACCGTGGACATCCTGTCAGCCTGAACTGAGTAGATGTTACGGACACTATCCAAGGTGTTACTGATCTCAAGACCCTCAAGGTCCTTCAACCCAATCGTACGCACAATTGTGTTCTGCTTGTTCTTAACGGTGTTGTAGTTCCAGAACCTGAACACACCATTCTCATCCCAAAACACGCTACCAAATTCTGCGGCTGCAAGATCCGTGATTACATCCCACGCGTCCTTACCATTAACGCCAGGGTTGAATGAGATGGAATTAGCGCCCTGATCCAATACAGCAGCATACTTTGCCTGCCTCCACATGCTATCTTCAGTCGGCTGTGTCGGCATGCCAAAGTTACGGAAAGCATAAGCAACATCAAACGTAGCTACACGGTGGCGCGTGATCAACAAACCCTGCAACTGATCGAAAGGATATGAAGAAGGATCGATGGCAGGACCGAACGCCCCAAACACATTCTGATTGGAGCCCGCACGGATGTAGCCGCGCGTGTTTGTAGCGTCTGTGTAAATGCCAACAACACCAACAATCTCCACACTCTCCTGGCCAGATGGGATTGTTGTGTGAGAGGAGTCGTAAACTCCGCCATTGTTAGAGTTAACTACGCGCACCCAAACCTCATTGTTCTGCAACTGAATGCTAAGAACAATGCCGTTACCCGCGCGGTATTCGTACATCGTTGTCAGTGGTGCTGTGACATGCCAGTTGGAGTTAGGGAACCCTGCCGCTGTTGACATTGTGAACGCCATGAAATGAGCGCCCGTAACACGCGTCAAGTCGCGGTTAGCAACCCAATACTTCAAGTAGTCGCCATCACTGTTAGCTCCCATTGCGCTGAACGCAAATACCTTCTGAGCCTGGTCAGGTGATAGAGGGTGTGGTTGAGCGCTCAACTGATACTTGGGCACATCATTTGTAGGGTATGTCTGAGCGCCCGCGTTATCAATCCACCCAACACTAGGGTTCATCCCACCAGCGCCAGGAACAAAGATACCGACGCCATCAAGAGCATCATCAGGAACAAACAACTCGGAGCGATAGGTTGGACGGCGACGCGTAGCGCTGACATCACAGTTCTGCAAACAGTTCTGAATGAAAACCTGAGTGTCAGCCTTTTGTGCTTCCGTGCGCCCCAACCCATTGTAATAATCAGAGACAGCCCAAGGCGCAAGGATTACAGGCTTACGCAACTTCTCCACACGATCCAACGCAACAATCTCCACCTCACCACTACCGCGATCGGGGGTGATGGATGTGATATTACCGATGAACTGAGGGTACCACACAGTGCCTAGCGCTGTGTCAACACCAATGTCATACTTGACCTCAATGCCGATCTGCTGCTTTGCATACAATGGTGACAAACCGTTGTATGGAGAGAACACAGCAGTGAAAGGAAGCGCCGCCGTGTTATCATAACCGGCGACAACAACCTTCAGTTCAGCAGCACTACTGCCCTCAATGATCATTACGTCTTCGGGGGCCGAACCCTTAAGCGCGCGGTCTGTAGAGATAGTTGTAGCGAGGCGTGACAAATCCGAGAGGTAATGTGCAAACAGCCCGTTGTTGTCCCAATCGAACTGAAGACGCGCACGGAAATGACGGTTCGATGATGTGATGACGGTTTCGGCCGCCACCCCTCCCTGAGTCTGCATTCCTTACGCCTCCAAAAGTGTCATGTCAACCTCGTTCAATGGGAAACGTGGTGACGTTGATGTCATCTGATCAATGAAAATCTTAGACACGCCACCCCCAAACTTGAACGTTGTAGGTGATGCACCCATCTCCAACTGCGGCGCCGCAAAATAAAGGTTAAGGTTTGTTCCTGTAGGGAAAATGATTGCCGGACGAAGCCCCGCCTGAACACCAGCCTGTGTCACTGTCATACTATATCGTGCCCACGATGTAGTAATGTTCTTAGCAAATGTCCCGGCAGACGCAGCAGTAGTTCCGTTCTTGTCCACAGTATCGCCAACAAAGTTCGCTGTGTAAGCTACATCAGCCTTCATGTAAACGGAGAACGTCATTGTTTGACCAGCCTGCCAAGGAGCAAACTTCGTCTCACCATCAAACCTGACGTACCCAGACGTAACGGACTGCGTGGTGGCCTTAACCGAGCGCGAACCTGTGATGTCCAAACCTGTAGGGTAATCGTTTGCGTACTCACGGTTCACCTCCTTACGGAAAGACAAACCAAGATCGTTAAGAGTGTGTGAGTAGCCAGCACTAGCCTGAAGCGATAGCAGATTCTTGTGCATAGGATTGATCAGGTAATGAGGCCCTGGAATCATTTGTGTGTATAGGGCGCGGAGAAACGCTAGGTCATCATTGTTGTAATAACGGAAAGACATGTCGTAACGCAAGCGCGTACCCAACGTGTCCATAGTCCTAGCGCCATTCAACCCCTGATGAACGCCACCGAAGCGCTCTTCGACGTTCGACAAACCTACCTCAGGGGTTGGGAGAGCACGCATCTCACCCAACCACCCGATATACCATGTAGCCGGATCCCAAGCCATTATCCTCGCCTTGCCCTTACATTGTTAGCCTTATTAACAAGGCGTGCGATTCCGTTAGCATCAATCTCAACGGTCCAGCCTGTCATAGCCTCAACGATCTCGGCACTAACTCCCGTCACGTTACCAGCCACGTTCAACTGCGATGTTCCAACTGCTGCAATGTCAGCGCCCGATACGCGCATGCTCGCCGCCAACGCCCCACTATCGAACGTCGAAGCAATGTTGTCGGTCATACCATCCAACATCTGCTGAACGGGAGTGAACCCTGCGCTCAAACCATCCTGCAAACTCTGCATAATGATCTTACCATTCTTCGTCAAAAGAACCTTATCCTTAGAATATGGTCCCTTCCACGAAGGAATCAAAGCCGTCAACTTACCAAGGATACTTGTCACACGACCGAACGCGCTCGAAATACCACGAACCAAACCATCAATGATGGAGGCACCAGCACGCAACAACCACGACCCTGCGCCTGAGAAGAACCCTGCCACACGAGAAGGGATACTCTGGAAGAATCCCACCACTGCGTTGAAGGCACTGACAATGCCATCACGCAAACCGTTAATAAGCTGTGTACCCTTGTCCCTCAACCACCCACCGACACCAGCAAAGAATCCGCTGATCTTACCAGGAATGGCAATGAAGAACGCCTGAACATTGAAGAACGCATTAGAGATTCCCAGCGCTAGTCCGTCGATCATCTCCTTACCCTTAGCAATTAGAGGAGTGACAACATCCCCAATTGCGCTCTTGATCCTGTCAGGAATTGAGGAGAAGAAATCAATGATGCCCTGGAACTTAGTAGAGATGATAGTTCCAAGCGCATCAAAGAACGTGCCAAACGCGTCTCCAACAGCACTCAACTTATCTGGAATTGAGCTGAAGAAATCTCCCACAGCGGCGAACGCCTCAAGGAAAAAGTTCAACGCATCGATAGCGAAGCGCACAATCTTAATGAACGCTGTAAATGCAGAGATGATTACATCAAAACTCTTACCGCTAACCAGCGCGCCAATGCTGCTAGCCAAGCCCTCAAATGCCTTAGTGATGTCCTCGATTGTCTGTGGAGGAATCTCAGAGATTGCCTTACCCAGCAAGTCAAAGACATCTCCAAACGCCTTACCAAGGCGCTCCCAATCAATCTTCAAGAAGAATGAAGACAGTTGATCGAAGAACTTGTTCATTCCTGGTGCAGCACCATTGAAGAACTTCAAGGCATTACGCAACAACGCGGAGAACATACCTGTAACACTGACAAGTGTCTTCTGAAGGTTCCCCAACCCCTTCTCAAGACTTCCATCTGCCAAACTCTGATCAAAGAAACCCTTGAACTTAATCAAGACATCACTAATAGTATCACCGAAGATCTTGTAGAACTTCGTGACACCAGCGATCTGCAATAGTGAATCAATGAACTTACCAACGCCAGGAGTGATAGCCTTTAGGAAGTCCTGTACGCCCTGGAAGGCGTTCTTAAGGTTCTCCACATTCTTTGTGCTTGTGACAACCTTCACAAGCTCACCAACCAACGCTGATACGCCCTTGGCAGCACCATTCAGCCCATCAGAAATGACAGGGAATAGTTGCTTCAACTGCGCGAAGACAGGAGTAAGTTCCTTAGCAAACGTGTTGCTAAGTCGGGCCTTTAGCTTATCAACCTCAGGACCAAGCTGGGCAGCGGCCTTCTTAATACCATCAAAACCCAAAATCACAGCAGCAATGGGCGCGCCAAGCGCTGTCAAAGCAACAGGCAATCCACCCAACCCAGCAGCAATAGCACCACCAAGGAACAGGATGCCACCAGCAGCAGCGCTAAGCAAAGGAATCCACAACACCATCGACAGAATCAACGATGTCAACGAACTACCAGCAGACTGCAAAGCGCCCATAAGCGCGGAACCAACCTGACCTGCTAGGTTCGATGCAGCATTTGCCGCCTGACCCAAAAACTGTCCAAAGTTCTGCGTTAGACGTGCAAACTTGCCGAGACGCTTTTCGTCATCGCCATCGACAACATCCTTCATCTTCTTGCCAAGACCCTCAGCCTCCTTGGCAGACTTCTTCAGGTCATCGCCAAGCTTGCCCAAGCCACCAGCAGCGCCCGACTGATCGATGTTGACCTTTACAGTCTCATCACCGATAGACTTAAGGAGCGCCTTGATCTCATCAATTTGCGCCTTGAACTTGGTGAGGTCAATTTCTACCTCAACTTCAGCCGACATCTTGTCGACTTCTTCAAGTTCCTTCTTAACCTTCTCACGAAAGCCGTCTACATCAGGGACGACCTTGACTGAGACACGACCTACCTCTGTACCGCCTGGTCCCGCCATGTCGCCTCCTAACTAAAGCTTCTTAAGCTGATGATTAACCATCTGAGCAAACGGGTTGTTCTGTGCTTCTACACGCCTACGCTCTTCATCCCCAGGACGTTCCACGGGGCGAGGCTTAGGAATCTTTGTCTCTGTATGAGCAGAGATAAACGCATAGTTCTGAATGGTCATAGCGTCCAACAACGCCACCATTACGTGACGATCAAATGTCCAACCCCAATACTCAATCCCGCCCTGAAGGCAGGCCATTGTGCGAGAGGAATGCGGAAGTTGCTTCGCAAGAACGACAGCCTCCCATACAGGAAGACTGCCGTCAAAGCGCAACACATCCGACAACCTAATGTTGTAATACTCTCGAAAATCAGCGAACATCTCCTCAGGATGATCGTGAATTAGTCTTCCGAGAGTGATGCTTCCCCCAAGCCAATCTCCTTGAAATAATCCTGGAAGATTGCCATGGTGACGCTGAGATCTCCCGCCACGCGCTCGATCAACTTACCAACGTTGTCGTCGCCCACAGATTCAAGAATCTCAATCATCAATGGGGCGATGCGCTTCACATCCTCTGATGTGGGAGTGTCGTTTTCAAACGTTAGTTGAGGTAGAAGTTCGAACAGGCGTTCGCGCTGTGCGTCCTTGATACGCAGAGGGTTCTTCAGCGTCACGACAGTGTCAGCATCGACACGAATCTGATATGCTGCGTAATCCTTGTCAGCGTCCTTCTCATAGGTGTCTAGTGAGAACACCTTACTCTTTGTAGCCACAATCCCTCCAAATGAAATATGCCAATAGAAACCCCGTAAGGGCCTCTATTGGCATACTACATACAACTTTTTGCTTAGCTGGCTAGCGGCACTCCACTTACGCCAACCCAAGAATAGATAGGGTTCGCAGCAAGCTTAAGGAACGTAGCACGCAATGGGAACGCGGCGAACGCATCCGTAGCAAACTGGATGGCGTCTTCACGACGGATGGATGTTGAGGCTGCGTGGAAAGCGACACGTCGCGGCCCATCAACCACAATAACCAAGAGCGCCTTGTTGATAGTAGATGTTGGTGCATTCGTTACCTCAAGGATACCATCGTTATTGATAGCATCAACCTGAGAGTAATACAACCCCAACACCTGCTCATCGAACTGCAAGGCATTGAAGGTCACGAAGTCACTAGGTGCCTCGGTAACAACCTCACGGAAGTTAGCGTTGCTCCAAGTTCCCTGAACGGCGGTGTCTCCACCATCAAAACCGAACTGTGGAAGGTCGTCGCGGGACGTGTGGCCAATAGACGAATAGCCAGGGAAGTGAGTGTCATCCATGGCGGTGTAGCTCTCGATGAGAGCCTCAGAAGGGCGTGCCGTACCAGGCGCGGCAACGAAAATGAATCCTGTTCCCGGTGTTAGTACAGCTTCATCAATATGTGGCATTTGTTAATTCTCCTTTAAGGTGCTGGTAGGGGCCTAAACCCAAACTGAACCAGACTCTGAACGCGCCATGTGTTATCATATGGGCTATCAAATTGTGTTGGTCCGAAGGTTTGCCTGTACGAGTGCAGATAACCAACACCAGGAACTACGGTTTGATTCTGTACGGCATCCCATAGCGCAATTTGCGTGCGCTTCAGAAGTTGCTCAGTCTCTTCCAGGTTCACATCCCCGTAAGAGGTCAACTCGACCGTCCCGCGATCAAGAAGTCTAGGATCAACAGGATATCCTCCCGCGCGGCGCACATTCAAGATTGGGTACTGACGGTCAGTGATCTCGGGAACCCAAGAGACGACCTGTACCGTAGGGAATGCTGCACGCAACAATGGGATGATGATTTCCTGTACGCGAGGAATCTCTGTAACTGGCATTACAAGATCCCCTCATGGTACCAATCAATGAACAAATGCAACCCACGAACGAATGTTCGGCGTGTCCCAAGTTCCTGGCGGCCGTAGTAATGACCAAACTCAATGCTCAGCGCAGCAGGATCGACAAGGGATACGTAAGCATCAACCTTACCATGCGACACTTCAATGTGAGCCTGACCCGTGCGTCGATGAGGAGCGAGACGCCCGTTAGCGATGCCCGCAAGTTCACCAGCAACACCACGAACACTCTGCACAACACCAGGAAGGTGAGAAATCTTCTTGTTCATATTCTTTTCATTGAGAATTTCGACGCTCATCACGTCCTCCTCAATGTGTAGTCTGTGTGGTAAGTGTTGTCGGAACCATTAAATTCCTTAGGCTTACCGATGATTTGCCAGCGCTCGCCTCGCCACAATGCCTCAGCGTTGAACCCAATACGCCGAGTGTAGGAACGTGGTGGGCGGAAACGATACACCTCTTCGGTGTTGTAGCCCTCTTCGTCCTGCTCCGCGCGCCTAGCTGACGTTCCACTCTGTGCTGCTACCTGAACTGCACAATTGTCAATCACGTCAACATCGGTAGCGGAGGCGCGATGCATGATGTTACCATCAGGAGATGTAACAATTTCATCGTGATACACCGTTACGGTTTCACGTCCTACGTCAAGGAGAGACATTAAGGCACCCTAACTGTGAATCCCCACGATGGAGGGCACCAATAATGGGCGTTGGGCTGCCTAGCGCCCTCGACACTTTCACCATAAGGGGAGATCGGGATAATCTGAAACATCCCATTTCCACCAAACAACCAATCCCACTCAATAGGTAGGAGGTCAAGATAGCCTGTGGCACCGTTCGTAGCGCGTGTGTAACTGTAGTTTCCGTCAGTCTCGGAGACATACGCCTCAGGGTTGCGTAGAACACGAACTACTGCATTCACTTCCACCATGACAACAATGCGCTCAGGGATAGTCCCATCAGCAACCTTGGCGTCAAGATCAGGGATGCGCAACTTGATAAGCGCCTCAACGTCCTCAAGGAGTTCGCCGACCTGAATTGTCTCTTCGGGTGTTAGCTCACGACCGATACGGGCCGCGACGTCTGCCGGGGTAGCGTAGGCCACTGTTCCACCAGCCTTTCAAGTTCAAGGGTTACGTTTGCCAGTTCTCGATTAGGATCGAGTTCAGCGCTACGACGCAACGCTTGGCTTGACTTCTCTGCGTAATTCGCTTCGTTCAACAAGTGGCGGATGCTGCGTTCCCACGCATCAAGATCGTCTCGACCAACGAAGGTTCCCGCATAACCCAAGGACTCCTTCAAGCCAAAGGTCGGGGTGGCAATAACAGGGATGCCTGACGCCATAGCCTCAACACCCACCATGCCATAACTCTCGTAAATGCTCGGCATCAAAACAATTCGAGTCTTACTCCACACATCGTCACGCATGTTTGTAGTTTGTCGTTGAAAGACTACATTGCTGCGCGCCTCAAAGATTTGCCCGCCATGTCCGCCCTCAACGCCCATGAACTCAACATCCGGCATGCGGTCGGCCAAAGCGTAAAAAATGCCGCTGCCCTTGTCCACATTCAAATTTACCAACGTCACCTTATCACCTGATACGGTGTGGTGGTCAGCGGCGAACACAGGGGGGTGGAGGACACAGCTGTCATATCCAAAACGCCTGTAATGCGCCTGTAGATAGTCAGTGTTATAAACAACGTAGTCAGCGCCATAGCCAAGGTTGACATCGCTGTAAGACATGTTATTGTGGATCACCTGGACCAAGGGCACATCAAGATACTCAGCATACGAACGTGCTGGTGCGGTCTCACCGTGATGCGTCAAAATGACATCAGGTGCCTCACGCCTTGTCAACTCAAAAGCTGTAAGTCCCGTGTCCGTGCGAACACATCGAGTACCTTCAAAATCCCACTCAAGAGGGGCGTCAAATTCATGTGTTGCGACAACGACAGTTTCATGTCCTGCCTCGCGCAGATGCCTGAAGATGTTCTGACCCATAACCTCTGAGCCAGCAAAGTGGAAGGGTGGCCAAAAATGACAGAAAAACAAAACCTTCATTTGTACCGCCTGAGAATTTCTTCTGCCCATTCTACTAGGTCTTCAGGACGCTGGCCCTTGGGTTGACTGACGACCCACAACTCTAGATTTTCCGGCCGGTTATCGTCGCGAACACCGTTCTTGTGGTGCACTTCTTCACCAGAAAGCAAAGGACGATCAAGCATGATTTCCATTACTAGTCGGTGCTGTGATACTGTCTTATTTCCAATGGAAGTTTTTACGTAGCCGTACTTATCGTGTTTCCACTGTGACACACGTGGTGGCTTAGGTTCTGGCCTAACGTAGTTTCCAAAGACACCGCCACGAAACAAAGAACTGTAGTGTCGTCGACAAAACCCGCGACCGTAATGCTTTACTTCACACTGGTAAATATGGCAGGATTTCATAGCACCTTCCATGCTCTGAAAATGCGAAAGGGGAGGGCGGCCCCAAACGGGAACACCCTCCCCGTTCACGGGAGATTAGCTAGCCGGACCAGGGAACTCGGTAGGAACTGCATCCGCTGCGCTCTCGCCAGCAGGAGTAGTAGTACCAGGAACGATTCCAGCAGTGTCGGTAAGGCGAACGAAAGCGTTAGGGTCAACCAACCACCCGAACGTAGTCTCGATCAAGATAGCGACCTGGTTAGTCTGCCAAAGGTTAACCTGCGTGCCATCGGCGCTGGTAATTACACCAGTGTCGGTGACCTTAATGCGAACCTGGTCAGCGTAACCATAAACCAAACGAGACCAGTCACCAAGAACGGCACGCGTTCCAGTGTCAGTTCCCATACCAACAGTTCCGCTTACTGCGCGACCCTGCTCAACTGGAAGACCCGCAAGGTTACCCAAGGAGTTCTGAGCCAAGTTAAGTCCACCAGTGAAGATCAAGTTACCCTGAGCGTCACGAGCGGTAAGGACAGGCGGTACGAAGCGCTGGTCGATTGCCCAAGCGTTAGGGTTGTATCCTCGGTTTACAAGGGTAGCCCAAGCGTTCGTAAGGTCAACGTCCAGAGAGTCAGGAGTTGTAGGGTAGTTGATAGGGTTAGGCGCAAGGTTCACGTAACCGTTGTTGGTGATGCCAAGAAGCGGGTCACCGTTGTCAGGGCGCTTACCCTGGAAGACAGCAAGGTCGATACCACGGCCGATGGCGCGTGCAAGCTGTGAAGTGATGTTGCTCCACATACCATTGATGTTGGCGCGAGCGAACTCCTCAGACGCCGTTACGATGGTAGCAAGCTTGATCGGTGCGAAAGACTGGCTCTCCCACGCGATACCACTCACAGGCTTACGGTAACCCTCACGGTCCTGTGGGCGTGTACCCACACCAACCTGACCAACCTCAGGCTCAACGCTCGACATTGGGATAACAGTCTCGCCGTAACCCACGGGTACCTGACGACCAAGACGAAGAACTAGCGAAGCTTCCTGTGCCTGCTCCCACAACAGACCAGTTACTTCCTTAGGAAGCAAATCATCTGTGAGATACGCAAGGCGTCCCTGGTGGCGGTCATCGCGGTTCGGCGATACCTCATTCTGGTAAGCCATTTAAAAGTCCTATTCTGTACTTACTTCCAACCAAGCTTCTGGCCAATGAAACCACCAAGAGCGTCGTCAGGAGTAGAAGGCTTGTCATTTCCGAGTCCAGCCGTACGGTCAGTTGCACGCCCTGTAGCGCCAACACCGAACGTCTGCTTAATCGTCTCAGCGTCCTTCTTAATATCGTCGAACGTATCTCCGCGTAGGCGATCTGCAAACGCCTTCAGGTGATCGCCAGGAACACCAACTGCAAGAGCCGCGTCGATCTTAAGACCGAAAAGCTGCGAATCCGTAAGCTTGTTTTGCAACTCAGTCTTTTCATTCTGAGCAGCGAGTAGCTTGTCTTCGAATCCCTTGCGCACATCTGCCTCCACCTCAGACTTAGCGTCCTTTAGGCGGGCGCGATATGACGCCGCATCATTTCGAGCACGAGACAATTCATCCTGTGCCCACTTTGGCAACTCAGCAACCTTCGTAGCTTCCGCTGCGTCTGTCGTTGCTGCGCTTCCACTGGCCTTATCACCATCCCCTGTAGCCGTAGCGTCAGAAGCATTAGTGTTGTCAGCCATTGTTACCTCCTGGGTAATGAGCAAGTACCAGACTCGCCTGTGTCACACCCATGCTACATTAAGCAACACTTCGTGTAAGAGTTGTCTCATCTTCCTCTGTGGAAGGGTTGTAAAGGTCCTTACGCATTTCCTTCAAAATTGCCTTAAAGGAAACATCGCCCTTACGTTGCGCTCGCTTACGTGCCGCAATGTAAATCTTCAGTGCCTCTTCTTCCTGACGCTCTGTGGGGTATCCTGAGAGTTTGTACACAGGAACGGCGATGCATGTACAACCTGGGTGCCAGCGATTCATCAACTCATTCATCGCATCGGTGTCATTGTCGCGCCACAACGATGCGGCAGATTCCTTCGAACCTGAGAACCCTGCGGTGTCGTGTGCGTACACAGGACCACGCGAAATCATCATTGTGCAGAACGCGCATGTAGGAGGGCGAGGATCAAAACGCGCAAAGCCGCGAATGGGCTGAGAGGTGTCGGTGTCAAGGCCACGTAGGATAGTGCGCCTAGCGCTATCCTCAACAACCTTCACCGCACGATTCGTCGTATCCTGTACAGCACCCTCAATATTGCCAGTCTTCTGAAGATTCTGGTACACTGGCTCCATGGTCTCACGCAACCACTCTTCAGGGTAATGATCGTCCTTGAAGATGTCATGGCGCGGCTCATCGGGGAGTTGCTCGGCACGATTGTCATCATAAAACTCACGTGCCAACTCTGTAGCTTCATCACGGTATTGCTTGATCACGCGGTACATAACACGCATGAAATCAAACCACGATCGACGCGTCAAGAAAGGGGTGAGAAACTGACGAAAGACGTAAACAAGACCCGCAATCATGCGATTGAGGATCGTTTGCTTACGCCTTGCGTATTCGTTTACATCCATTTGTGTTCCTAAAGTCAGGCTGGGAGGATTTGAACCTCCGACCGCTCGCTTCCAAAGCGACTACTCTACCAAACTGAGCTACAGCCTGTTGTGTAACGTGGAGAATTCGGGACTCGAACCCGACGCCTCTTGCTTGCAAGGCAAGTGCTCTACCTGATGAGCTAAATCCCCATAAAACATCTTACCATGGCGTCACAGGCTTAGCAACAGCCTTAACGAAGTGCATGAATGCATCTTCAAAGTGTGTCTTAGCCAATGCCAGTTCACGCTTATCGACGTCACCATTGCCAACGATGTTCCAATAAGACGCAACATCGCGCTCTAGTGACTTGATGTAATTAATTGCGTCAACGGTCTCCTGATCGAAATCACGGTAGCCGTCGATCTTCTTGTGTTGGTTATCCATGTGCTCGGTGAGGGAATCGAACCCCCGCCATCTGGGTGTAGGCCAGATGCACTTCCATTATACTAACCAAGCGCAGGCTATCGTCACCCGCTATTGTCGGCTCTTTTACTGGCCTATCGTTGCGCGCTATTGTCACCAGTCGCGTATCAAGGGATCGAACCTTGCGCAAGGAACTTATCAGGTTCCCTTAGTCAACCAGACTAGCTCATACGCGTGGGGTGCACGAAGGGAATCGAACCCTCATCACCGGAGTCACAGTCCAGTGCTCTACCATTGAGCTACGCACAACGCTGACATGCCAGGATTCGAACCTAGAGCTTGGACCTTAACAGGGTCTCGTGTTACCGTTACACCACACGCCAATAGATTTAGTTATGGAGTTTCCACCACAGAGCAGCGCGCATTAATCGACCCGAACGCCAAAATCACGAGAGACGACACAGCAAACTGAAAACCTGTGGAAGTCTTCGACCCTGCAATCACCATAGGTGGATTTAGGGCCCCTACCAACGAAGCGTTACCTTCGAAGCAAATCGCAACCTCATACGCAGCGCTTGGCATTGGAGTGTCAAACGTGCATGTAAGAGTTTGCTTTAGGTTCAACAACCCAAACGCTGGGAGAGGAACATTCTTCACCCTGCGCTCAGGAATGTCAAGCTGTGAAGCAAAAGCATACCCTTCCCCGCCTGCGAGGCTTTGGAACATGCTCTGGAACGTGACATCACTAGCAACATTGCCAGCAGCATACATCCACCACGTCAACGGGAGATGAAACGATCCCGTATCCAACGTACCATCAACATTAGCAATAAAAGTCATCCAAGGAAATGTGTTCTGGAAGTCAACAATGTTGGTTCCATCCCACTGCACTGCGTAAAATGTTGATGGACGCTGTGTGAACGTTGCCACGTCTCGCTCCTATATTTTGTTCTCTCAGGTACGTACGCACCCAAGCAAGTAGCGCCACTCAGAATCGAACTGAGAGCTTCAGGCTTATGAGACCTGCATGTTACCTTTACACCATAGCGCATCAACGCTGTACACGACCGACCTGAGGTAGCGAACTTCCGCACGAATGCGACGGGACGGCCGTGTACAGTGAGCGCTCCCACGGAGAGTTGAACTCCGATATTAGCCTTGACAAGGCCACGTAATCACCGTTATACGATGAGAGCACCGCGCCATTCCATTCGATGTATATGGCGAACCCTAGCAAAACCACGCCATCTCTTCCAGCTGTGAAACGGCGAAACAACCACGCGCTTTGTTGGGGTGCTTTAAAGCGCGAAATGCAGTCCCACGGGGAATTGAACCCCGACCCATAGGTTGAGAACCTAGCGTACTCACCATTATACTATGGGACCACCAACATGTTAGTTTTACAGGACGAACATGTACGCCCTTACAGACCTTCAAACTCGACATACGGAGTGTACCACATGTCGGATGTAGTTGTCAAGTTGGCACGCCCTGCGGGATTCGAACCCACACCTAACGGTTTTGGAGACCGCTATGCTCCCATTACACCAAGGACATACCCATACTCTACATTACGGGGTCGGCGTTGTCAACAGGTCTACAGAGGCCGATGGAACCTCTTGCTTGTCCGTCACACCACTCACCACAGTACCACCAGAGTCAACCCACCAACCTACCATACATGTAGAGGGCATTTGCGCTCCACGCTGCAACGTTAGCGAACCGTCATCTTCGATGATGATGTTGATCTCGTAGTACACAAACCCACGAATTTCCTCGAAATTACTACCACTCCACTGCACCAAACCGCGAGGGAAGACACGATCGATGAAATACTTTACTGGCATGATTCGCACTCTTCCTGTGCGTCGATGCTGCACGCCTCCCCAAGGTCAAAGTCCTCAATGTCTCCCACTACAACACCAACAACCTCAGGAGCACACCAACAATCCTTACTAAGTTCGTGTGCACGATTGTCATCATATACTTCAAACAAATCAAGCTGCTCGGTCATTACTGCGCGCCTCCATCGTTGTTAAATCCCCCACCTGTGTTATTGGTGGGTGCTTGAATTGTAGGGTCAACAGCCTTAATGGCTGTAGTTGTGGTAAGTGGGAAACGTGAACTTGGAGTGCCAAGTAGAGCGGCTGCGTACTCCGCGTTCTCCTCAACATCCATCAAGCGCATGTTCTCCCTCTGCTCAGGAGTGTAACCCATGTCAATACGGGCCTGCTCCACAGGGATGATTGCCTTACCGCCTGTCAACTTCATGGCAGCATCGGCCTTAGCGGCGTATGTAGGAGTGGAAGGGTCAGAGATGATTGCTTCAATACGTGCCAACGACTCATCAACTGCACCATCCATCACCAAAGCGCCCAGCTTCATGACACGCTCCCAAACGTTCCCAAACATCGAACCCTTCAACTCACACTTCTTAACCAAGCGTGACTCGGCGCTACGAATCGCTTCAGCACTCGCAGGGACCTGAGATGAGAATGAGAGGTACTGTGGTGGCAAGCCTGTGTACGATGCAACGATCTTACTGATCTCCTGCAACACACCAGTGTAGTTTGAAAGCTCTGCGGCGCTGAACTGTGTAGCACTAGCGTTCTCATCGCCGAACGCCAAAATCCCCGCCATGTACGCCTTGTACTGTGCGTTAGCATCCTGGTTCTGGATGATTGCTTCCTTCTCAACACCGAACAACAGACGCTGAGGAACAGCCATCAAATCTGCGGCTGTCTGCATGTTCAACACAATACGTGTAGCAATGTCCTGTGCCGAGCGCAACTCAGGCATAATCTCGCTACGTCCAGACCTGTCACTGACACGCTCACGATTTAGTGAGGGAACGATAGGTACAATGCCCAAGTTGTGAACAGTAGGCTCTTCTACACGAACGTACGTACCATTCCTGCCATCCTTCATGTACTCAGTGCGGTCAGGAAGGTATACGGTATACTGCTGGTCGTCGCTCTGGTCCTCGAACGTGTTAGGGTTGTGATAGAAACGCACAGCGCTATTGACGCGCTTCGTCCTCTTATCGATATCAACCCACATGTGCTGAGGACTCTCAACACGAATCATCGGGGCGTCTGCGGGATGCCCAAGTAGGATGTCTTCATCTGTGGGGGCGCTCACACTAATGAACGCACGGCCATGGATGAATGTCTCCAAAAATGAAACGGGCGCTTCCTGATCGAGATCGTTAGCCTTCCACCACTGCTGAAGACGTGGGTCAGCCTCAGTGGTGTTAGGGTTCCTAAAACCATCGATTTGGATGCGCTCAACCAACGAATCAAGGTACAGGCGCGACCACCCGATAGCAGCACGCATATCCCTGAACTCAACAGGGATTACGTGGCCCTTGCGCTCCAACATAACCTCAGCCTCGTAATACGCAGAATCCTCAATCAAGCGATTGCGATCACGCCCAAGGTTGTCGCGAGCATCTTCAATGATCTCAGCGATAGTTGCCATTACAAAATCTCCAAAGTCTTCTTGCGATTGTGCTTAGTCATCAAGTATTCTTGCCTCGCACCGAACGCAAGGACTGCTGTGACGGCGGCATCGATCTTACGCGCGGAATCCTTCGACTCCTTACCGATACCGATCATGTCGTACGTATCACTAGGGCGACGACGCGCATTCAGCACGTGCTGCCTCAACACCCTATTGCCATCGTGACGAATCAAGCCATCCAACACAGCGTTCTCAAAGTGCTCACAATCAATAAGGAAGTCACGCTTACCCTTCGATCGCATATCGTATGCAATCAAATTACCTGGGGATGCCTTCACAACCAATTGCTTCCTAAAATCAGCACTCCACTTGTCAATGTACGACTCAAATTCCTTCACATCCGCACGGAATGACACTACATCGAATGTAGCAAACGCCATCCTAACGGCCTTATCAACTTCCACAGTAGGAATCTTACCGCTAGGGTACGACTTAGGGTTCCACGCATTCAACAAAAAGATGCTTCCATCTTCCACACGACATGCGCAAAGTGCCGTGTGGTCCTGCCCACGAGACCCATCGAACCCAAGGGTGATCATATCGCCCTTACGCAACGACAAATACTTGTCCTCGATAGCATCCCACTCCCACGGTGTCAGCCATGCATCTTCTGCGGCGACGATTTGGTTGAGGTACTTACGACGCGCCTCGCTACGAATTGTACGAGGGTCACGAATCTCCTCCACCAAACGATCGACATCAAGCCATGTACTATCCCCACGGGCCACTGACACACCGTGACGCAATGACTCCGCAATGTTAAAGTCCGTATCTGCGGGTGCCTCAAGTGCATCGTAGAAGAACTTCGTGAAGTTCGACTCCCCACCAACAATCTTCTCGAACGCCTCGTAATCCTGTTCAGCAATGCTCTCTTCACCAGGACGATGCGCGTTGCAAATACTCAACCTACGAAAACTGCCACCACGGCCCTTAGCAACGTTACCCTGAATCGCACCAGCCATCTCATGACCATTGTTGTTCTCCAACCAAAACTGCGTCTCATTCATCACTACGAAGTGAGAACGACCGCCCTCAAGAGACTTCGGTGAGGATGTCACAGCTTCAATGCGCCCTCCACCCTTCTTATGGATGATTTCCTTGTTGATGTCGAGACCGTACGTCTCAACCAACAAGCGAGAACACATTGTAGGGAACAACGTGAAAGTGTTTCGTGTCTGATCACGCGATACGGCTGCGACCTGAATCCATGGCGCGGGTTGTGGCTTACCCACAGGCATCCCTGCCGCGTCGAAATGAGAGAATGCTGTGGGTGCGCAAAGTTCGATAAGGCAAAGTGCGGCGGCGAAAGGGTCCTTGCCCCACCCCTTCATCCTCCTAACAACACCACTGTTGAATAGGAAGCGCCCCTTCTCATCTACCGCATACCACCACAAAATAAGACGGACCTGTTCGTCAGTGAACATAAAACTTTCACCAGCGTCAGGTCCATCAGGCTGAGATAGGTAACGAAACGACCACGCCAAAATGAACCACCCCAACGAGTGTTCGGGTAGTCCAAGGGGAAGTGTGCTCTGTGTTAGAGCGTCGCCCAATGCATGGACGCGGTCGTCTGTGATTGTCACGTTACTGTCTCTCCGGGGGAAGTAAACGTCGCTGACGCCTGGTCAGTTGAGTCTGTCGACCTTCTTTAGCCGACTTGTGAGCGTGGCAAGGCGCGCAAACACCCTGCAAATTTTGATATGAGTGATCGTCCCCATGTTTAATGTGGTCGACTTGAGTTGACACACGGGTGCACATGGGGTACTGTAGTTTGCATGAGGGGTCGCGCTTCAGGATGTCTGGCCTGATATGCGAAAACCACGTCTTAGGGAGGCGTGACCCTCTGTCACTGCTAGACCACACCATGTTACTGAGCCTTTGCGGCTTCAGCAGATGCCATACGCTCCCTGAACATGTCAACAACCTTCGCCATCTCATCATCCTGAGGCTTCTCAGCCTCGCGGGCAATCTCGATACGAAGACGGCGACGATCACCCTCAGTAACGAGCATATTACTCATAGCAGTCTGCAACGCCTTGTACATTTCTGATGAAGGCTTAGTAGCTGTGACGATGGTATGCATGATGAAACACGTCAAACGTGCATGTTGCCAGTCACTTGGCTCGTAATACTTAGAGTACGCCGATAGAACCAACGAGTCGTAAAAATCAATGACCATTGGATGTGGCTCGAAAGGGAGATCTAGAGGTGGAACGATGACATCACCGAACGCCTCGATCTTTTCTGTAGGAACGACGTCAGAGTTACGTCGAATGCGCTCATCCTCGCGCTTGGGTACCGGACCCGGCATGATTCCTCCTAGTTGAGAGCCTGTCTCACAGAGTCATGCTACATGAGATTGAGTGAAATCCCGTACAGTGTACGGCTATTTCTTTCGTTCAAGGTAACGTCGCTTACATGGCGGACAGGCGTGGGTTCCATAACCCTTGACAACGACAACCACCAAACCAACCTTCTGACAGTTGAGGTGGATTTGCAACCTACATGGAATATGATTCATGCTCTTATACTAAATGCGTTCCTCGAAACTCAAAAAAACTTTTTATCCCGTACCGAAACTCGATGCCGCT